GCTCATCTATCACTACACGATTGTTTCCAAGGTGGTCCTGCAAGTAGTAATGGTATGTTGGAGTGGAATTTGCAAGTGTGATATATCCCACGTCGGTAAGAATCTTGCTTAATTGTCCATTCTCATAAATCATATTTCCACAGTAATCGGTTTTCAGCGTTAAAGCCACATTAGTAGATAGAGGCGGAACGATGCAGCCCATAGGTACAAAGAGGTTAGTCTTCGAGGTTTTATAGGTGACAGAGAGTTTACATCCTATTCGTACAAAGAGGAATTATTCTATTTGTTTGTATTTTAAATTTTTAGTTTCTGCAAATATAAAAAACTAATTTTATAAATCAAAGTTTGAAGCCTACTTTTTTATTGTAGTTTTCAAATGACAAGCGGCATTCACCCCAACTAAATATTGTAAGGTAGCTTCGATTATTACTGCTGATGTCTATCATTGGGGGGATTATAGCACACAGATAATAAGACAAAAGAGGAATATCCTTGCGGATATTCCTCTTGTTGTTTCAAGTGATTCGCATGGGGCTCGAACCCATGACCCCAACATTAAAAGTGTTGTGCCATAACTTGCCTAACTTATTATCTATTAGTTACTTTCATTGTTTTAATTTATTTATTGGATACGCATAAGCACATTTTTCTTTGTTTATAGGTATATTCGAAATCTTAAAATATCATAATGCAGATTGATTATTTAGTTTAATCTTAGGTTATTCTAAATAAAATTACTACCTTTGCATTGCTATATTAAATATAACAATACAAAGATAGTAATAAAAGAGCAATGAATAGCAATGAATGAAGAGATTTTGAAAATAGTTTTGAATGACAAGTCTTTTAGCAAGGATGAGTCTGTTTCTATTGTTGGAGGTTTACGTAGATTTACAGAACTTTGTGCGAAAGGTTTAATAAGGTATAATAAGGCATCTTCTTCTCAGAACGGAAGATGGAAGTGTAATGCTTATGATGTTTTGAAAAACGCAAGTCTTTAACTAAAATTTAATCAATATGTGTACAGAATCTGAATGTTTAGACGGATATATGGACGAAGGATTTATTGAAGACCTCGCCTTTATACGGAAGTTTAATAGAAGTACAATTTTTCGCAAAGAACGTAATGAAAGTATTTCTAAGACTTATGTGGTAATTCAGGACAGCAGAAAAGACAATACAACTTTAATGCTTGTCGATAGACGTAAGTCGAAAAAGTATTGGTGGACGCATGACTTCTCACTTGCCTACAAAGGTAAGAAGGAGGAGGTGAAAAAGGTCACAAAAAGACTACACATGAACAATGTGAGAATTGTTGAACTCGAGAAGTATCTTAGAGAGTCATAAGAATTATGCCAGACAACATCAACGCAGACTACGCCTATTGCAGGGGCGTGGGATGTGAATTAAGAAACTACTGCAAGCGGTATCTTTCAGCCCCTCCCGATGCTTATATGTGGTGGGTGCAAGAGAAGTACCAAGAAGATACTGGGATGTGTCCTCACTTCGATGAGAATTATATTAACTAAACCAAAATCAATATGGAAAAGAAAATTATTGCCTACAAAGGCTTTGATAAGAATGACTGGGTAGATGTCAAAGGCTATGAGGGACTTTATAAAGTAAGTAGTAAAGGATTCGTTTTCTCCTTAGTTCGGAAAGTTTGTAGTGGGCGGTCTTATGGCGTGAGAGAAATAGGTGGAACTCTCCTAAAACAAAGAGTAGATAAAGATGGATATTTATGTGTGAGTCTTTGCAAAAATGGTAAGAGAAGAACTCATAGAGTTCATCGTCTTGTCGCTAAGAATTTTTTGAATAACCCAAATAACCACAATATTGTTAATCATAAAGACGAGTGTAAGACCAATAACTCGGTGGGGAATTTGGAATGGTGTACTGTTGACTATAACAATCACTATGGGAAAGGTTACAATCGGAACTACAAGCAAAAGACAGTTGTTATGCTATCTATAGATAATACGATAACTAAAGTTTTTGCCTCTATAAACGAGGCATCTTCCTTTATCAAAGGAAACAGGAATACTATTAGTAAGCATTGTATTAGCAAATCACCAAGATTATACAAAGGTTATTTGTGGAGATTTAAGGAAGTTGAGGAATAGAATGAAAGACAAGAAATATTTAGCTGAGGAGTATGCAGAGAAAGAGTATGCCAGAGTAAATGGGAAAGGTGGTCCTATCATTGAAGGTAAGAGGTGCTTTACCTTTGACGACATTAAGGCAGCTTTCAACGCAGGGCGTGAGAGCGTGGTGGAGAAAGCGTCAGAGTTAGAGTGGAAGGATATTGGCGTATTTGGTGAAAAAGCAAGGTATGTTAATGTATGTAGAGCGCATAAACCATTAGAAGAATACCTAATTCAGGAATGGTTTTATCCTAAAGACGTAGAGCTACATTCTAATGAATTTGTCAAAAATGGCTTTAAGACTATCGAAGAAGCAAAAACGTATGCCAACGAGGACTATAAGAAACGAATTAAACAGGCATTGGGGTTATGAGAAAAAAAGAGTGCCCTGTAAGCACTCCCGAAGATTGGCTTAACCTACTTTTGGTTTCACCAAGAAAGAGAAAAACTGACTATTCTTAGGATAGATACGCTTCCCATTCTTTACGATGTAACGGCAAAAGATTCTAATCAAGCCGTCTTCTTGCAAATTGCTCATTCAAAACACCTCCTTTCTTGTTTGCGTCCAACCTGTATTGGAGCGCTCGTTGCACTCTACCAAAGTGCAACAAAAAAGCCCACAACTTACAGGATTGCAGGCTTAATCTCTTTTTGCGAGACGAGGACGGTGATTTTTGGTAGCTCACCGAAAGGAGGATGCCTCCCATGAACAATTTGCGATGCAAAGATAGAAATTAATAAATAATGAAACAAACAATTTAAGTTTTTTAAGTCGTAAAAGTTAAACAATTAACAAAACGACACCTAATAGTTATGAACGGAATAATAATAAACGATAAGCAGTACATCTTCATTGCAACAAACGAAGATTATATTATCCATTGTGACAAGTGCGATTTAACCAAAGATGGACACTCTTTATCATGCAATGCTTTGTGTGCGACCTTTCACGAGTTAACATGTGGACGTGGCGGGTACGGAGTGTTTAAGGAACTAAAAGAAGAAAAGTAACATGACAGAAAGAATTTATCAGCTAAGAGAGCCTGAATATAATGAGCTATTTGAAAAGGCTAAGCTCAACGATAAGGAGATAAAGGAACTTGCAGAGAAGTATTACCAAGAACGTGGAGTCTTTCGAATTGATATTAGAGTCGGACTACAAGATAAATACAGCGGTGACACTGTTTACTACACTGATGTTTTCTCATGCGAGAACGGCTTGTATAAGAACGACAATTTTAAACCCATCATCACTGAGAAAGGCCGCAGGAAAATAGAAAGGATATTGTCTGATGCCTGCACGGAAACCTTTAAGAATCATTTTGGTGATGCTATTAAATTCAGAAATTACTATGCTGAAGCATTGGATAATTTTTCTATAGCAAGAAGGATTGCATACGCAATAGCATTCAGTGGATGGGGAGTTGCGACCGCAGTTATTTTGTATCATTTTTTGTTCAGTAAGTAACATGAAAAGAGAAATCTTGTTTAGGGGAAAAAGTACCATGTACAATAAATGGGTATATGGTTCACTTGTTGTATTAGAAGGTGCAATTCCCACAATCTACTATGAAGTTAGTAAAGGTTCTGTAAAGGGGTTAGATGGGTGTTATGTAAAAACCGACACCATCGGGCAGTATACGGGTTTGACTGATAAGAATGGAGTTAAAATATTTGAGGGGGATATTGTTCACATTAAAGGTGATGGTTATGGCGGTGCAAAAATCGGAAAAGATTACTACAGAGTCGTAACCTTTCATGAGGGAGCTTTCTGCCTTTCCATAAAAGATGGCGTACATTACCCAGTACATACGCCTATATACGAGTATAGTGATAGTCATAATATCGTAAATTGGAATGTGATTGGCAACATTACGGATAACCCCCGAATTAATGAAGTAAAGCGTATGAAGAATATTTATACATTATGCCACACAATAGAGGAAGCTGATGCTTTGGGGCATTTCATTATGGGCAAGGGATATGAGGGGGTTCAAAATGACAGTTATAGGTATTGTCGCATGGAAATGGAGTGGGCGTTTGAACGGAATGCAAGGCATTCTCGCAACTATATATTTGTAGGTGTGAATGGATACCAACTTGTCGTAGGAATGAACAAGAGAGAAATGCGTAAGAAAGGCTCATACAAATATATTGAAAAGAAACGAGTATTTGGAAATTTATTAAGTAAAAGCGTATGAAGAAGATAATGTTTTCAGATAAGTTCTGCCTTACACAGGCGGTGCTTAGTGGAATAAAGACAATGACAAGGCGAGTACTGAGAGGCAACATGCCACTTGGTAATTGGGAGGAAACGGCAAAGCACCTGCCTTATAAGGTCGGAGATATTGTTGCGATTGCGCAACCTTATAAGGATATTATAGAATGTATGGCGGAGTACAGCGATATTATAATAAATGCAGATGGTTCTATAAATAGAGAATTTAAGGCTGGATGGACGAATAAAATGTTCGTCAGGGGCAACTTAATGCCCCACCATATCAGGATTACAGATATAAAGCTTGAACGCTTGCAAGATATTTCTGAAGAAGATTGCCTTAAGGAAGGTATAATATTTATTGAATCATTTTCAATTATTGGAGAGGATGCTTACTTTTTCGCTGTCAAGCGTAAAGTGGGACGGATGTATGACAATATTCTTAAATTTTTCTCTTCTCCTCAAAGAGCCTACGCAGACTTAATTGATAAAATCAGTGGTAAAGGCACGTGGGAGAGTAATCCATGGGTGGTTGCGTATAGTTTTGAATTAGTAGATTAAGCTATGAAAATATTAGTTCATTTTTCTGGAGGTAAAGACTCTCAAGCAAGTCTTATTTTGTCTGTGAAAAAATATGGAAAAGAAAATGTGGTTGCATGTTTTGCCGACACAGGATGGGAGCACCCTGTTACCTATGAGCATATTCACAACATCTGTAAGCAATTAGGTGTAGAGCTGATTACACTCAAAAGCAAGAAGTACAAAGACTTCGTCGATATGAGCATCAAGAAAAGTCGTTTCCCTTCTACAATAGCAAGGTTCTGTACTTATGAACTGAAAATAATACCTATGATAGATTATATTCTCTCACAAGATGAGAGTTTTATCATTATTCAAGGAATTAGAGCTAAAGAAAGTAAGACACGTGCTGGCTATGATGTTGAGTGTTCATATTTCAAAGAATACTTTAATAGTGAAGTGAAAGGGTTGTATCACAAGAAAGCGGTGTTGGAATGGTGCAAGACACACGATGCAAGTGTCTTACGACCTATTTTTCACTGGTCAGCACAACAAGTAATAGATTATATCCTTGAAAATGGTCAGCGTCCAAATCCTCTATATGAACGAGGCTTTTCAAGGGTAGGTTGCTTCCCTTGTATTATGTGTAGAAAGCGAGAGGTGCAACTCATATCGAAAGACGAATGGGCAAGAAAACGGCTAATAGATGCTGAACAACGAATGAAAGACGAAACAGAAAAAGGTTCGTCGTTCTTTCCTCCGACGTATATTCCTAAACGTTTCTGTGTAAATGGTGAATATCCCACAGTACAGGAGGTGTTCAAATATGTAAATCGTAATAACGTAGAACTTGAGATGTTCGAGCATGAGGAAGGGTATAGTTGTATGAGTATTTATCATGGTTTGTGTGAATAAATAAAAAACAATTATGGAAGTAAAATTAAAGGTTGGGGATAGCCTTAATATCCCAGAAGGCTGCAAGGCAGTAATCAAGAACAATGTGGTTGTCTTTGAGAAAGAAGAAAAAGAGGAAGAGCGAGAGTTTCAAGATGGCGACGTGTTGCGCTCTATTTGTGATCACGAAGTACTTATTTTCAAGAAGAGCACTGATAGTGAATATTTTTCTTCCTACTACAATTATAGTGGAAAGGATAACAATATGTGGTTGATAGATGCGTTTCGCCACGCCACAGACGAAGAAAAGCAACTTCTCTTCGATAAGATGAAAGAACAAAGACTGCTCTGGAACGCTAAAGAAAAGCGAGTGGAGACGATTAAGTGGAGAGCAAAGGGTAAAGAAATTTATTATTACGTTGGATGTAATATGGAAGTGTATACGTTTTCGCCATCGACTTCTGAAGACGAAGAAGATGATTTTAATTCATATAATTACTTCCGAATAAAAGAGCAAGCCGAAGAAGCTGCAAGGCGCATGAAGGAAGTTTTATTCCAATACCACGAAGAGATTGGAGAATAGGTTATGAATATTAAAGACTTAAAGATTGGCGATAAAGTCTGCAACAAGCAAGACGGATTCCCTATGACAGTCGTGGGGCTTAACTCTACTCTTGCCGACTTGAGCAACGGAACAGTTTACCTCGATTTCGAGGAAAACGAAGGCGATATGTGGGAGGAAGAAGCAAAAGACTTGATACCATATAAGGCTTAGATACTAACACATTAAAAAACAAATGAGTATGCGCTAACGTTCTCTGATACGGGCATAACTATGACTGCAAAGGAATACATTAATAGACGTGCTGCACTTGTTGGGCAGGCGATGAAGATAAATAAAAAGTTCTTTCCTCGATGTGTCAAGGCAAAGCTTAGGCAGATTGCAAGATTAGAAAATGAGTATCGTGGTACTGACTACGAAACTCGTAAGAATGAACTTTACAACGAATGGTTTAACTAATGAAGGTAATTTTAGATATTTCATTTGATGGGAGGAACATCAATGACATTTATAACCTGCCGTGTGTAATGGCAGTGACGAAAGATGCAGGAGGAAAGCCTGCTGTAATCCTCAAAAAGACACACACTAAAGGACGGACGATAGCCCGACTTGGTGACCATATTTGCCAATATGAAAGCGGTCTATGGCAGGTTTACGGCTCTGAGGCAGCCGATAAAATCATTAAAGCAGGAAGATAAGCATATGAATGAGTTTAACGCAAAGAAGTTGGCTAAAAACGAGATAGTTGACTTCATGAAGATAACAGAAAAGCATAGGGAAACATTTAACCACGTTTCAGCCCTATTCCATACTATCGTAGGTGGAACGAACGACATCGCACATACCTATATGCGTGATGCAATAGAGAAAATCAAAGAAGCAGGACTATACAAGCAAAGGGTGAAGAAAGCGTGCAAAGATGCTATGTCCCGATATGATGTTTTTGAGAAACTCAATATGCAGGATATGCAGAATGCAGAAACCGACAAACGGCAGCTTTATATGGACTTCCTCGATAGCGTAGATGAAAGGCTAAAACATCATGTATTTCTATTCCGCCAAGCAATAAAAAGAGTGCTTGATAGAAATATGATAAAGGATAGTGATTTAAAGTCATATATTATCCTTGCATACGAACTTATCAACTACTCAGTAGAATTGTTCGACAAATTCATCGAAGGATGTCCGTCTTGTCCTCCTGTAAACTTCGGACTTACCTTTAAGCCTGCACGACTTCACGCTGTCCGCCAGGCATGGGGGCAGGTTGAGAAAATACTCTGTAAGGATTGTGTTAGCATCGACCTCAACAAAGATGAGAATTGCAGACGTTCACTTGATGTTATCGAGCTAAATCTTGTGTCAGAGAAGTTTATCAACGAAAGCGGTACGGCTGCCCTTGAACTTAATCCTGACGCACGAATGGAAGCCGATAGACACATGATGGAGTGGGACAAGAAAAACCACAAGAAATATGAACTCACTGATAGGCAAGCAGACTATCTTCGTGAGAACTACCACTTGAAAACTAACAAGGAACTCGCTGCCTTTATCGGTTGTGGTCTTACAAAGCTGCGTGAGTTTGCAAAGGAATTAGGTCTAACAAAAAAGAAAGTAGCATGAGTAGAACAAAGTTTTGTATAATGGCAGTCATAACCCTTGCTACATTTGGGTTTGCCGTTTACGTACATAGTAGCAACAGACTTGTAAAGGGTATAGTTATCGAGAAATCGGAGATACCCGAGCACTACGAAACGATAGATAAGGGCGTCTTGCCTTATGAGCAGAAATACATTAATGCTCAGTATTTCGTCACTCTTTCGTTTCGTAATAGGAAAGAAAAGATTGCCGTTGATTGGGTGACATTCGACAAAGCAGTCATAGGTAAAGTATTAACAATCAAAAGATAATATGGGAAAGAGAGATTTTCAAGAACTGATGGACTTTGCAAGGTCCAATAACCTTATGAATGTTCCATTGTACATTGTCATTCAGAAGTTTAGGATTTACAAAGGGAGTGCCAAGTAGGTGCTCCCTTTACTCTTTTCGCATAGGACCATTTCCCAAAAGAATGTACTCCAATGATATGTTAAAATCTTTAGCAAGGAGAGCTATGTATTCAACTTTTAACACCCTTCGCCCTGGCTCTTTTCTTACTGTATAAAGATTCCAATAGTTTAGGTTATGCTTTTTCGTGAATGTATAAAGCCCTCGTATTTCTTTTATATCTACAAGGTAATCTATTGCTAAGAAGAATCTCTTATTTATCTCTGTTGCTTCAGGTGAATTTAGCCGCATATCATTTTTCTCCCAAAAGTTTCATTAGCATTACTACGAGTTTGTTTTTTATATCTTGCGTAGAGTCAATTTGGTCCTGCATTCTATCAATTTGATGTTGCAGTTTGCTTATTACAAGTCTTTGACTCTTTATAATGTCAATCGCCTTGATATGACTTGATATGACTTGACTTATAAAAGTCTTCCATATTCTCTGATACAGCATAGTTATTTACAGTTGTGCTATGACCAGTCACCTGTGTACTACTACCATTATTAGAATTAGCAGACTGTTCTCCATTTGAATTTATCTTTGTCATTACATTATGCTGTTACTGTATTCTTTTGTTACGCATCCGAGAACCATGTCTATATGCCTTATAGATGACTTTGGTATCTTAATAGGAGAATGCACAAGTGTTCCGTCCGGATAAGTTTCTGTGTTTGAACTATATGCAAAAATGAACTCATCTCCTCCGTCTTGTAGTCGTTTAGTTATTCGAAACTCAGACGTTTCAATACAATAGTTACGTCCCCATATAAGTAAATTGTGGTCTTTTACACGTTTCAATGCAAGTATAGATCCGCTTGGGTATTCTATCATACTATCTCCATAGTGTCTTATTGCAGATGTCGCGTCGCCAAACCAGTCACCAGCGTCTATATATTCTACGGCATAGCTATCTACTTCGTTTGACATCATAGAATTGGTTCCTCCAATAGTTGATATATCCTCGTAGAAAGGTATCTTTGTTCGTTCTACAGTATTATTGTTGGTAACGGATGCGTTACCATTTATGGAATTTGCAGAATTGTTACCATAAGAGTTGAGTGTATTACTAATTGGTTTAAGCATCTCACCTTTACCTTTCATTAACCAATCCATATTGAGCTCAGGATATCGAGTTGCTATAAGATTCTTAGAGCTATTTCTCATTCTTTCGTTAGTATTTTTGACGAAAGCGTTTCCGACACCAATACTTTGTTCAAACTGAGACACGCTCATACCGAGATATGATATAAAATCGTTTAACCTTTTCTGTACCTCATTCATATATTAAAATATCTTAACAGTAAGAAATTATTTAGATTAAACTTAGAATAATCTAAATATATTTATTACCTTTGCACTACAATATTAATTATAACAGTGCAAATATAAATAAAGTATTTGAAATAAACAAAAGTATGAAGAAAAACAAGGAAAAAATAACCCTACGGGGCTATTATGAGAAACTTCCAGAGGCGGAGTATCCTAAAACGAATTTTATTAATACAGTTGTATCGAAGACTGATGTATCTACAGCTACTGTTAGAAATTGGATATTCTATGGGATGAAGCCAGCTAACGAGAATCATATCAATGTACTTGTGGAGCTTACAGGAATACCAGCAGATGAATTATGGGAGAAGTAGAATTTTACATATTTGACGGAGAGCTTTGGTGTAAATCCGATGATGGTAAAAATCAAGTTGTAAACGAATCTAACACTGAGCTTATAGGTTCTGTATTAGGACAAATCATGGAGTGTTATCCTGCTGCTTACAAAGCACTCTCTAAGGAATATTCAAGAAGTAGCGCAAATGTCCCTTATTATCAGTATTTGATGGTTAGAAGATTTTGCAAATGTAATTTTGGGAAATTGGATTGTACATCATCTGATATTGATACAAGTGGTAGATATCACTTCGAAAAGGTCGATTGCCCTTTAAGAGGTGAGTGTAAGCACGAGGGAGTTATATGTTCTCCTAAATTCAACTCCAAGTTGTCTGAACAAGAATTGCGAGTAATGAAACTTGTTTACAAAGGTGTAAGTAAGGAAGAAATTGCAGAACAGTTGTATATCTCTCCTTATACTGTAAAGAACCATATCAAGTCGGTTTACTTGAAATTGGGAATACATGAAAAGTCTGAATTTATTCAGTATGCAAATAATAATAATTTGTTTAATTAAACACACTAAGAGCAATGAGTTTATTTAAGAAGCCTTCGGAGTTGGCTATTAACTCCACAATTAAGGTGCTTATCTATGGGGCACCTGGTATGGGAAAATCCACATTAGGTCTATCAGCACCAAGTCCAGTTTTATTGGATTTTGATGGCGGTGTACAACGTGTAAATGGAGCTTTTCAAGTCCCAACACTGCAAGTAGAAAAATGGGACGATGTTATTGCTGCTCTCAACGAAGATTTGTCTGAGTATAAAACAATCGTTATTGATACAGCAGGCAAGGCTCTCGACTTTATGTCAGCTTACATCATTAAGAATGAGCCAAAGATGGCAAAGCGTGATGGCAGTCTTTCACTTCAAGGATTTGGAGCAAGAAAGAATATGTTTATCAACTTCTTGAAGCAGGTGAGCATGATGGGTAAGAACCTTGTTTTTATCGCTCACGAACGTGAGGATAAGGATGGAGAACAAAAGATTGTTCGTCCGGAAATGGGTGGTAGTTCTGTTGGCGACCTTATTAAGGAATTAGATTTGGTAGGATATATGCAAGCCTACGGAGAGAAGCGTTATGTCTATTGGGGTGTGAACGAAAAAGCATACACCAAGAACACTTGCAATCTTCCAAATGCAATGGAAATTCCTACAATCATTAACGAACAAGGATCTGTTACAGGAGAGAACCGCTTTCTTACTAATATCTTTGATAGTTATCATGGCTACTTAAAGAACGAGAGAGAAGTCCGCAAGGAATATGACGAACTGATTGAGTCTGCTAAAGAAGAAGTTGAAGCTATTGTTGATGCGAGCACTGCCAATGATTTCTGCAAGTCTTTCGCAGAAACAAAGCAGATTTGGGATAGCAAACTAAAGATTGGTTTGCTTGTCAAAACAAAGTGTGACAAGTTAGGTTTGAAGTTTGACAAAAAGAGTAAGATGTATGCCTAAGTACAGATTTTATGCTACTCTGCTTGACCGTTTTCAAACATATTTGGACACTCAAGCAGAGGATTACTTCTATCAAGATGAAGAAGGTAAATGGCATAAGAATTACTCTGAAACAGAAGATACGCTCCACTTCTCACAAGAAGAAGTGGACGCTCTTCTAAAGCAAGAGTTATTAGATGCTATTAACCGAGTACCACATGAACCGTCAGAAGCTGCAAGCAGGGGCACAGCTTTTAACGAAGTCGTTGATTGTCTTATCCATAACAGGAGAAGTGATAATGATAACGTTATTATCAAAACTATAACAAGTGGGATAGATTTGTTTAATGCACGGAATAGGAACCATGTCCGCATTGCTAATAAGTTGGATGGGATAATTCCAATAATTCCAGAACATGATTTACCTCACTGCGAAGCTCTATGTAAGAAAGCCACATCGACATTTATATATGCTGCATGTGATTGTTTCGAGTTCTTATTTGACATACCTTTCTGTAAGTCTGTAGCCGAGTATTTCAAAGGCTCTTTAAGTCAAGTGTTTACATCAGCTACTATTGACACAAAGTTTGGCGAAGTTGAACTATACGGCTACATAGACGAGTTGCGAGAGAATAAGGTCTATGACTTAAAAACCACTTCTCGGTATGAGTTTGGTAAGTATGCTAAGTACTGGCAAAGACACGCATATCCATACACACTCATTGAAAGTGGAATGTGCACTGAGATTAACTCTTTTGAGTTCACTGCATACGCCTTGAAAGGCGGTACCAGTCGAACACCTCTCATTACAGGAGTGCAATACCCAGAAGTATACCAGTATAACCACGAGCAAAGCAAAGTATTACTGAAAGAAATTTGCGAGCGATTTTGTGAGTTCCTTGAAGATAATAGAAGTTTGATAACAAATAAAAAGATTTTCAACGAAGAATAATATGGCAAATCAAATAAGCGGAAAAATTCTTTTGATAGAGAACGCTGTTGATGTTCCTACAAAGAATAATGGTGTTTTTACAAAGAGGCGTATTGTGCTTGATGCATCACACTATGACCCTATGACAGGGCAAAAGTTTGAGAACTATCCAACCTTTGACTTTGTAATGCGAAATGTTCCAAAGTTAGACAGTTTCAAAGCTGGTGACATGGTTACAATTTCCTTTGCTTTGAATGGTAGACCTTTCGAAAAAGATGGAAAGAAAGATTACTTCACGTCAGTTGTAGGATACGACATTGTTCCATATCAAAGACAAAACGGAAACTATCAGCAGTCAAGTAATAGTCAGCCTGCTACTTCGCAAGGAGTGCAAAATAGCACAAATGAAGAGAGTCAAAGTCAGCAAGGCAATGTAGCTTCGCAAAATGAAGATGATTTACCTTTCTAAGATATGGAAGAAAAGTTGTCACAAAAGAAAGTTATACTGGACCACTTGAAAAAGTTTGGTAGTATAGAGCCTCTTACTGCTTTACGAGAGTATGGATGTTATCGTCTTGGTGCTCGTATCTCTGACTTGCGTAATGATGGGTATAATATCATTACAGAAACTATAAGGTCTGTCAGTCGTATCACTGGCAGGCCAGTTCACTTCGCAAATTATAAGTTGGTTAAAAATGGCTCTGTATAATCTCTCGAACGAATATGACTTGCAAAAGTTCAAGGAGAAATGTAATGACATGGTACGAAAGAAAGCCTATGTTGAATTGAAGAATAAGTTAACTACTCGTTCGTTGGCACAGAACTCATATTGCCACGTATTATTAGGTTTCTTCGGTTCAGAGTTCGGCTTGACAATAGAACAAGTTAAGTATGATTACTTCAAGAAAAAATGCAATAAGGATATATTCGAGAGAACAAGAACTAACAAAAGAGGGAAGCAGGTAACCTATATAAGAAGCACGACAGAACTGGATAAAGGAGAAATGACAACTGCAATAGAAAGATTCCGTAATTGGTCAAGTTCAGAATGCGGTTTATATTTACCAAGCCCCCACGAGTCAGAAATGTTGTTTTATGCACAACAACAGATAGAAAATAATAAAGAATTTTTATAAATCAAAATTAGATTATGTTAGCAGATTTAAAAGAGTATCGCCCTGCAAAGATTGACTTTGTATTGGACGATAAAGCAAAAGAAGAGTTCAAGGAGGTTATGGTGCTTTGCAAAGGCGCCAAGTCTTCAAAAGAAGTGTTGAAAGTTTTTCGTGAGAAGTTTAATTGTTTGTTCCCAGAGGGAGAATTGGCAACTCGTCAGTATGATGATCACGAAATTGCAATGATTCGTGAAGAATATTGTCTGAAAGAAGAGAACGATGTTCCTAAGCGTAAACAAGAGTTGCAGGAAACACTTGAAGCTATCAAGGCAATGAAGAAGAATGCTGAGGAAGCGTACAACTCTATTTTACTTGAAATTGCTGATTTGGCAGCAAGAGTAAAAGAGGGAACAACAGATTTCAAATTGTCTTCCACTGAAACAGTTCGTATTGCGCTCAATGGCTATTTCTTATTCTATTCATGGGTAGATGGAGAAATGAAGCTCGTTAAAACACAGAAGATACCAGATTGGGATCGCGGTGGTCTTTGGTCACAGGAGGATGTAAACCGCGAAGCTATGAAAGAACTTTTCGGAATTGAATTCCCAGAGGTGGAAAAGCCTGCTATGAACGAAAGCGGAGCGCAGGAAGAAGATGATGATTTGCCATTTGGCGATGAAGATTAAGTAAACCAAGTTGAGGGGGTGAGCGTAAAAACGACCCCCTCTCTTTTCACACTAAGAGCAATGAAATATACACTTCGAGATTATCAGAAACAAGCATCAGACGCAGCTGTTAAATCTTTCTTAAGTTCTAAGAAATCGAATGGGATAATAATAGTATCGACTGGTGGTGGAAAGTCTTTAATTATAGCTGATATAGCTTCAAGATTAAATTCTCCGCTGATTGTGCTATGTCCGTCAAAGGAAATATTACAACAGAACTTTGAAAAGCTACAGAGTTATGGAATACTTGATTGCGCTTGCTATTCTGCTTCTGTCGGTTGCAAGGATATCAATAGAATCACCTTTGCTACTATCGGAAGCGTAATGAATCACATGAATGATTTCAAGCATTTCAAGTATGTGCTTATAGATGAGGTTCATGTTGTTAATAGCAGAGGCGGAATGTATGAGAAATTCATCAATTCACAAGATAGGCAGGTAGTAGGGCTTACAGCAACGCCATATCGTCTTAGTTCGTATATGAATGGCTCAATGCTGAAATTTCTCACTCGTACACGACCACGAATTTTTAGCGAGGTATTATATGTATGTCAAACATCAGATTTACTTGCAAAAGGGTATTTGGCAAACTTAAAGTATTACGACTTAACTGCAATCAACATTGAGAACGTTATGAGTAATTCAACGGGTGCTGATTATGACGAGAATTCTTTGAAACTTGAATATGAAAGAAGCGGCTTTTTTGATAAACTCACAACTACTACATTGCGGGTTCTGAAACCAAAGAATGGTATTCCACGCAAGGGAGTGTTGGTGTTCACTCGATTTGTCGAAGAAGCTGAGAACCTTGTTGAGAAGTTAAAGATAAAAGGAGTTTCCGCTGCTATTGTTACAGGCGCAACTCCAAAGGTTGAACGAGAGAAACTTCTTAATGATTTCAAAAGTGGGAAGATAAAGGTTGTTGCAAACGTTGGAGTTTTGGTTGTTGGTTTCGATTTTCCTGCATTAGACACTGTTATTTTGGCACGTCCAACTAAATCGCTTGCATGGTATTACCAAGCAGTTGGTAGATGTATTCGACCTTTCAAAGACAAAGATGGGTGGGTTATTGATTTAGCTGGCAACTATAAACGCTTCGGCGAGGTTTCAGATTTAAAGATAGATGTTGAGAAGCCAAACTCTCAACTTTGGTGTGTGAAGAGTAATGGAAAAATTTTAACTAACAGAATATTTTAGAATGAGTGATATTTTGGATATGCTACGTGACTTTACGCATTTTACACAAAAGATAGAACGTGATATGTATGAAACAGCTAAAAGGCTTCAACTTCCAGACGAGATTGATGTATATAACTTCTTTGAAACGTGGGCAGGTCGTGCCGAGTGCCGTTTGTATGAAGGAGCTATGACAGCTTATAGTATCGATGATTACGTGAAGTTATACGACGATTCGATTTCCATTCGCTATCATATCGGCAAGGCGAAATATTATGCACTACGTTTTAATAGCAGAGGCGTGTTCCTTGTAAGTGAGAAGCGGTATAATGAACTTAAGGCATATAAGTAAACGTAAATGATTAGGGAATTTGATATTGAAATATACGGCAGGAAATTGTGGGTAGCTACAAGCTGGGAGGACGTAAAGGATAAATTCGTATCTCATGGCGGTTATACGTTTAGAAAGTCTGAAGACGCATACGCTACTACCTATCCACAGATGATGCGCAAGGCAACGAGAAAATATGGAGTATTGATAGTCTTTTATGACTGCTCTAAACTCTGTGGAAGCAAGGTTGTTGAGAATATCGCCCATGAAAGTCTGCATGCAGCAAACGCCATTTTCGATGAGTTAGGAATTGAATACAGTCTGACACACGATGAGCATGCCGCGTATATGGTTGGTTGGGTTGCCAAGTGTTGTTGGAAAGTTTTACAGAAAGAGATTTATAAATAAAATAAATAAGAAAATATGAAAGTAAAGATTAAGAAATTGGTAGAAAACGTACCTATTCCTCATTATGCGAAAAATGGTGATGCTGGACTTGACCTAACAGTTACAAGTATAGATGAGATAGGCGACAAAATTATTTATCATTGTGGGCTTGCCTTTGAAATACCGCAAGGATATTTTGGTTTGATCGTTCCAAGAAGCAGCAATGCAAGTAAGGATTTATTGTTAACAAATTCGTGTGGAATAATTGATAGTGGGTATCGTGGCGAAGTAACAGCCGTGTTCTTAAAGACGCTTTTTGATGGCAATTTTTACAAGGTCGGTGATCGTTTTGCTCAAATGATTATTTTACCATACCCACAGATAGAGTTTGAAGTAGTCGAAGAATTATCTAAAACAGAAAGGGGGATAGGCGGATATGGCTCAACAGGAAAGTAGCGTAAATCATCCGACACACTATAATCAACACCCAAGCGGTATTGAGTGCATAGACATTGTTCGTCATTATGATTTTAATATCGGTAATGTAATCAAGTACATTTGGCGTGCTGGATTAAAGCACGAAAAAGGTATGAACGATAGAGATAAACAAATAGAAGATATGGAGAAAGCTATGTTCTATTTGAAAGATGAAATTGAAATGCTAAAAAGGAAAAGAAATGAAGAAAAAGAATAGGTGCTATCTGTCTGGTCCCATTAGTGGTAAGGATTTGGAGGAGAGAAAAAAGGCTTTCAAAGCTGCGCAATTAATGCTTGAGGCAGCAGGCTATGAAACTGTCAACCCTATGGAGAATGGATTGCCTTTGAATGCAACAACAGCTCAACACATGAAGAGAGATATTCAGTTACTCACTGATTGCGATTGTATCTTCATGATGGATAAATGGAATCATTCGCAAGGGTGCTACACTGAGTTTATGGTTGCAACTGCAATCGGATGCGAGGTTATTTTCGAGAGCAAAATGAGTGAAATAGAGATAGGTGAAAATAAGCGATTTAAGACGATATTCCGATGATGAACAAATACTACTTCAAAAGGAAAACAAAAGACGCTCACAGCGAAGAAAAACCGCATAGAAAGAAATCTACACGTAGTAAACCCAATCTTACTAAGAAACTTGACAAGGTTTTTTCTGCATATATCCGTTTACGTGATGCTATGCCGAGTGGGTACTTCAAATGTATTTCGTGTAGTCAGATAAAGCTGTTTGAGCAGGCAGATTGCGGTCATTTCTTTAGTCGAAAAAATATGTCTGTTCGCTTTGACGAAGATGATTGTCATGCGGAATGTAAAGGTTGTAACAGATTTTCGAGTGACCATTTAATAGCCTATCAAGCTAATTTAATACGCAAGATCGGCATGCAGCGGTTTGAGTTGCTTTCAGCTAAGGCGCATCAGGCAAAGCACTGGTCAGATTTTGAGCTTGAAGCGATGATTAAACACTACACTGCAGAAGTAAAACGGCTTAGTTCGCTAAAGGGTATAAAGGTCAATATCTGAAAAAATGTTAGCTAAAAGAAATCAATTAGTTTAATCTTAGGTTAATATAAAATTAATTATTACCTTTACAAGCGAATAACAGAAATATTTAATTTTGGAGTCGCAACCAAATGAAAAGAACATATACAATCAACCCCTTAACAAGTAAGTCCGTTTGCGACATTAGGACTGAAAGTTAAGGGCGTTGATGTTTTAGGAGTATATTATGCAATATACGATTAACATAAATCAGAGAAGTGTTATTGAAAATGGCTGGAATTTGTCATTTGACGATATGGCGGTTTTTGATTTTATGAGCCATTTCATATTGGAGGGTGCGTTGTCCAAGCATGTTATTCAAGGAAAGGATTACTTTTGGATTTCGTTTTCTAAGATAAGAGAAGAATTACCTATGTTATCTGGCAACTCTGATAGCAGTATAAGGAGACATATTTCAAATCTTGTACGTGTAGGATTGATTGAAAAGTGCGATGATGAAATATCTATCAAGAATAGAATTTCGCTATATCGTCTTGGGAAATCGTTTTCTAAATATTGGCACAGCGTCAACCCCTCCAAAAATGACGACACCCCTCCAAATTTGGAAGGCTACCCCTCCAAAAATGAAAGGGTAACCCCTCCAAATTTGGAAGGTAATCATAATACCAATATATCAGATAACCAATATCAGAATATTTCTCCTAACGGAGGGTTAAGCGCAAGCGCTTTGGTTTTGCAAGAAGAGAAAAAAGAAAAAACGAAAACTAAGTCTAAGAAAGAGCCAACAATCGTAACTCAAGGGCGAAATATCTTTGAAGCATACTTTGAGAAAAAGACAGGTGAAAAATATTACTGGAAAGCAGCAGACGGTGCTCAAATGAAACGTTTGCTTAATCAGTTGAAGTTTTCACGAGAGAATAGAGGGTTGACAATTTCAGACAAAGACTTGATAGATGCTCTACAAGTATTTCTTGATAAGATAACAGATAATTGGATGCTTGCAAATTTATCTGTTCCAAATATCAGTTCTAAATATAACGAATTGGTTGCGCAAGCGAGAAAAGGTAAAGGGAAAATCGGAATTATCCTACGTAACAACACGGATGATAAATATCTAAATCAGAAAATAAAGCAATGGAAGTAATGAAAGAACAATCAATATTCTCAGGTGTCGAGAAAAAAGAAATAGCCAACATCAACCTTGAAAATGCAAAAGACTTATTAAAGCGTGGCTTAAAGTTCTTTGTTGGTGAAGATGCGCAATGGGTGCAAGAGTATGAAGACATTGCAGACTGGCTCACTGATAACAAGCATAAAGGTCTTTTATGTTATGGCAAGTGTGGTCGTGGTAAGTCGCTTATCTGCGAAAAGATTATGCCAAATATCTTCAGATATTATCTTCGTAAGAACTTGATTAAGTTTGATGGCTATGAGATAAACGACAAACGACAGCTTTTGAGAGAATGCGATTGCGCAATACTCATAGACGACTTTGGAGTAGAAGACGTTGGTAAGATTTACGGAGAAACTCATAACGTTTTTGAAGAAGTCATCAGCCTGGCAGAGAAAAGACAGCAGTTATTACTTCTAACAACTAACCTCACTCTTGACGAGATATGCGAGAAATATGGAGAGCGTACACTTGATAGACTTCGTTATCTCACCAGGCCTGTTTTATTCACAGGAGAAAGTTTTAGGAAATGACACGTAGGCAGGAAATTGAAAATATCATCATCGGAACTCTTCTAAGCACGTTTGATACTGACTGGTTCGCTGATTGCAGATACTGCATCACAACTGATATGTTCGCAGACGAGAGAAATGCAATGATTTATTCTGCTATTTGTAAATACAGAAAGGCTGGCAATTTCAGAATCACAGTATATGACCTTTGTCTGTTTGATGATAGTTTATTACCACTTGCTACTTATATGGTTAATCTATCTATTAACTGCGATTTTTTCATAAAGAAAGTGAGATACAACAACAATGTTTGGCGTTCAAGGCATAGTACTGGTAAACTATACAGATACACGGATGTTAAGTTTTCTGATTACGTCGGGAAGTTCTTGGAAATGGTCATTATTGAACGTAAAAAGCAAAATAAAGCTGTCTAACGCGCTAAAACATGTATAATAGTATAGTTATATCAAAAATAAGAAACAGGGCTACTACGGGTCTAAAAAGTGGCAAAAATCGAATTTTAAGATAAAAGATATAAAAGAGCAATGAAATCAAAAGAAAAAATTAAGATTATCGGGGAGCAGCAGGTTCAACCACATAGTGATGAAACGGAGATTGCTGTACTCGCTACATTGATGAGGTATAATGAGAAATTCAACGAATATAGTGACATTCTCACCGCAGAAATGTTCTATCAAGAGAAAAGTCAATCAATCTACCAATGTATCGCTGGAGTTATTGCAGAGAATAAAGTCTCAGATATTAAAGCGCTATTGGATTACGCAAAAACACATGAGCTTGTTTATCCCTTAGACGAGACATGCTTCTTAGAGATTGTTCAGTTTGTTAGCGTAGACACACTTGAGCAAGATATCCTCCGATTGCGTAATATGTGGAAAAAGAGAGAGCTGTGGGTGCAGCTTCAATTAGCTTCCCAAAAGGTTCTTGATCCGATGGAGAATTTAGATGAAGTTGTTAATAACGCAATGAACTCTCTTGGTGATGTGCAGAGTGATACTGCTGATAATGGCATTTATTCCTTTGATGATTCTATCGACGAGTTGATTGAAATTGTTAACGACAATGCTCAAGGGAAAAAGAAAAGCCTAACAACAGGATTTAAGCTATTTGATAATTATTTTCTCCTTAGACCTACCACGCTGACGATAATAGCGGCATTCACTGGAGTTGGAAAGTCCTCTTTAGCAATGAATATAGCTACAAAAGTATCAGGTGAGGGAGAACCTACGGCTTATTACTCTCTTGAAATGGGAAAGTCTGAGTTGGCTGCACGAGCTATTAGTGGGAAAGCAGGTATCTCCTCAAGCGTGATTGTTAACTGCAAACTTGAGAACTTTCAGTTACAGCAGTTCGATAAGGCTATTGGAGAAACAAAAGGATTGCCGATTTATATCGACGAAAGAGCAACTGTTTCGTTTGATAATACTGTAAGGTCTATTAGGACACTTGCAAGAACAAAGGGTATAAAATTAGCCGTGATAGACTATTTGCAGATTTACTCACAAGTCGGAGACAATGTAGAGTCAAGTTTAGCATATATGGCACGTGCAGCAAAGAATATTGCAAAGGAGTGTAAAATTGCTGTAATTCTCTTATCTCAGTTATCAAGAGGAAAGGAACACCCAGATATTAAGCAACTTCGTGGTTCAGGCCAGATTGAGGAAAGTGCTGACAATATTGTTTTGATTGATAGGCCAGAAGCGTACCCAAATAGCAATATCAGATATGAAGGAGATTTTAGCGACCAAGATACTCATGGTACAGCAAAATTGATACTTGCAAAAGGGCGCGGTGTTGGTGTAGGAACTTCACTTGTTGGTTTTGACGGCAGATTTACTCAATTCTATGAATTAGATGAAAAACCGCAGGTAGAGGATAATATGCCGTTCTGATAAGAAAGATTAAGATTATCAGAAAAGTAATTAAATAGTTGATGTAAATATAATTAGATTAAATATATAATAGGCATGTTGGATTTATTATTTGTAATGGACTTCGTGAGAACTAATCAGTATTGCGAAACCAAAGAAGAAAAGGATTTGTGTAAATCTGCTCTTAACGCAGCACTTAATTGGTCATACAAAGTAGATAATGAGAGGAAGCTACGAAAAATGAGAGTTCAAAAGTTAAATATTATGTAACTACTTGATTTTTAGATAGTTATATTTGGACAATTCAAATAAAATGACTACCTTTACAATGTAATAATAAAACAATAACAATTAAAATAAAGAGCAATGAAATCAATTAGAAATTACGTTATTGGGAGTATGTTTTTATCTCCATTTTTCATTTGTTTAGTGAGTGATAGTTTACCTCTGATAGTAGCTGGGTGTGTTTACCTTGGTTTACTTTTCAGGTTTACTCCAAAGAAATGGAAAATGCGTTTCTTCATAGCAAGTGTAAGATTATCAAAAATTTTAGGATAAGGAGATACTATGAGTAATTATCCTATGATGTCACAGAGCCAATTAAATAGTGCTCCTTGGAATGAAAAAGAGCAATCTGTAATAACAAGGGATTGCGAGATAACTGAGACGGTCACAAGAAAAGTGACACTTGCAACAACAGACTATAGTGCAGATTCAGATTATGATGATGAGCTCGGGGTATGTAGCTCGGTTGACACCACAGAAACTGATTGGGTTGCAGAATATGAAGAACAAGAATGTTCTATAATAGAATTGTTATCCAAGTTAAAAGAGTATGTTTCTGACGACTTAAGGAATACAAATCATAGTCCCAGACGGCAGAAAGAATTACGGAAATTGTTATTAGTTTGTGACAGTTGGAAGCAAGAAGATGTATGTGTAGAAGAAGTCTAAAAAATGGAGCAATGAAATACAAGTTAAACAAAGACAATTTGGTAGATATTTTTTCTACCGCAACCTATGGGAGTGACTGGCTTGAAATAAAGCGTCCCAAGAAGTTCAACAATCTTGTCAAGGAAGATAGCGAGTGCAGGGAAGAAAAGTGGGCTGATATTCTGCTCGGTGGTGGTTTCATTACTGCTTTCGTATATGAGGATGATGGACCACATGTGAGATACGAGATGACAATGGAGGATATGGAGAAAGGTTTTCAGAAGTTCATTGAAGAGTGTCCTCAGGATTATGCAGATTTGGCAAATGGTAATGGAGATTATTATACATCAAGTAATCTTATACAAGTAGTGTTATTTGGTGAAGTAGTATTTGGATAAAAATAAGAGCAATGAAGTACAATCAGAAAAACGAAGATGCATATCAATCAGTTTATCAGCCATTGTTTGATAAACTGAATAGCGGTAATTTTTTCCCTAACATTCAAGCGATAAAGAACGAAGTTAAGAGGCTAAACCACCGCATGGATATTCTTTGTACTGGAGCCAATTTCGCAAAAGACCTTGATGAAGTGAACAAAGTAGAAGATAGACTTGATGCTTTGAGAGGTCAGAAACGAGCCTATCAGGACATTTTGAAATATGTCAACAAACGAATTAAAGAAACAGAATTAGCAAACAAATAAACATACAACTATGGGAGAGTACGCAAATAGAAAGATAGACGGCAAGGAAGTAAAAATTGGTACATGTAACAGAATGTATTATTGCCGTTACGATCAGATAGGTGAAATTAATTATCCGTACATGACAGATAATCTTATTTGGAGAATACCAAACCCAGACGAAGATGGAACTATGCCGGGAGACTACGAGTGTTCCCTTTTAAGAGACAACACTTTTGTCCCTTATCACCTTCAGCTTGATACAAAGAAATTTTGCGATGAAACAATTTCTGCTCTTAGGCAGGTTGGAACTATTCAACTTCTCGAACCAAAGATGGGTCTACTTGTTAATCTTCGTTGCCCTCATGGGTTACCTTTAGATGACTTTATTACGAGAGAAGAAGGGGCTGTATATTCAATGGGATATAATGGGCATCAAGATACGCTTCACCTTAGTGGTCTAAAGAATACTCCAGATGAGTTATTGATAGAGTTTGAATGTGCATCATGCGGATGTGGCTGGAATGTTAGTTTTTCAGAAGTCGAGCCGATGATAAAAAGTCTTATGATGAAGCTAAGATTACTTCGTCAGGTGTCAGAATATCATTATTCTCATAGCATAGAAAGGCGTGAATATACAGTAAATGCGAAAACAAAGGATGGCTCCAACGCCTCCATTACATCTTTCGAGAAAGGGAGGTTTTTAGTTAAGAAAGATGACTGTATAATAGCAGACGCTCCATGGCATATAGCTCTAATAGAATTTGTTTCTCTTTTACCCAAAAAGCCAAGTATTGATGAGATTGACCCAAATGTAAAACTACCAGACTGGTACGACATAGCATGTCAAGCTGATAATGTAAGAAGTTATATCTATAAGATTTAGAGCAATGGAAAAGTTGGAATTACTATCAAAAGTTAGAGAATTAAACAAGTCTTTTTCAGAAGATTTGGAAAAGGAGTTGGATAAGATTCTCGAAAGCGGGTGTCTTGATTTGTCAAAATATGAAAATGACTTCATCTTACCAAAGATAGTTTTTAGTGCAATACTCAAAAGTGAGTCGTTCCAATTTGCGCCAATGAGTAAAGAATATCAGCAGGAAATTAAGAATGTGTCTAAGTTCTTGTAAATTAAAAAAATATGAGCAATGAATGAGTTTGAAGTAGTTATTACTGAGACATTACAAAGAAAAGTCAAAGTTCAAGCGCCTAATAAAATAGAGGCTAAAATAAAAGTGTTTGATATGTACGATAATGCAGAAATCGTATTAGGTAATGATGATTTTTTGGATTACTCAATTGAAGCATTATGAAAGCAACTGACAATTTTAAGTGTACTATTCAAGAATACTTGGAGGTACGTGCAAAGACTGACGAGTTATTTGCAAAGGCATATGCAAAGCCTAACAAGAGTATTGATGAATGTATCACATATATTCTTAACGAAGTTCAGCGTAGTGGTTGTAATGGCTTTGATGATGATGAAATCTACGGAATGGCTGTTCACTACTATGATGAAGATAACTTAGATGCTGGTAAGAAGATTAACTGCAAAGTTGTCGTTAACCACATCGTAGAACTCACGGAAAAGGAGAAACAAGAGCTGAAAGACAAGGCTCGTAACGACTTCTATACTGAACAACTTACCAAGCAACGTGAGAGTTTGAAGCCTAAGAAGAAAACTGAACAAAAAGTTGTAGAACAATCACTTTTTTGACCTATGAAACCAAGAAATAAGATACAAAGGGAGGTTGTGGCGTTAAGTGCCACACTCCGCCCTATCACTGACGAACAAAAGATGTGGGGCGTATTACATTCCTACACTGCAAAAGAGATAAGTCAGCAAAAGAAACTGTATCGATACTTTGTAATATCTTCACGTCTTAAAGATTGGCAAGTATGTCGTTTTTTTCAAATAAGAAAAGTCAAACAGAATTTTCATATAATTGAGCCTGTAAGACTTTGGTTTAACGAAAAAGTACATATGGAGTTAGAAGCAATGAGTAGGTGTTGGTGTAGTGGTCATGCTGACTCATGGAATACCAATAGCGAATTGTCCTTAAAAGAGGTTCCTTCTTGGCACAAAGATTATACTCAAATACTTCCAATAGCTGCATCTAAAGTGACATCAATGCTTCCTATCTTAAAGCGAAATGGCTTAAAAAGGAGTTTTCATAACATGCAACCACGTGATGTTATAGAAGGACTGCTAAAGAACAATATCTTTGAAACTCTTTGGAAATGTAAACAATTTCCTCTTTTGCGAGCTTTTGCTTATAACTGGAACAGAGATTATAACGATGTTTCTAAGATGGCTGCTGTAAAGATAGTTTTACGGCATAACTATCACATCAAAGATGGTCGTATGTGGGTTGACATGGTAAATATGCTTGAAAGAGCTCACAAAGATTTTAGAAATCCTAAATTTGTTTGCCCTATTAATTTGAAAGCAGGTCATGATAAAGCAATGGATTTATGCAATAAGTACGAAGAAAAGCAAAGGAAGATAAAAGAGCAAATGGAACTGCTCGAAGATCAGAAAGCAGTAAAAGCGTACGAAGTTGCACGTAAATGCTTTATTGGTATGGTAATTTCTGACGGCACAGTTGTTATACAAGTTTTGCCAACGGTCAAAGATGTAGAACAAGAAGGTAAGGCTATGCATCATTGCGTATTTACCAATAAGTATTACAAACGATTAGATAGCTTACTATTAACTGCAAAGGTTAATGACGAGCGAGTAGAAACTATTGAGGTAGATTTGAAACGCTATCAATTAGTGCAATCTCGTGGCGTATGTAATCAGAATAGCAAGTATCATAATGAAATAGTGAGTCTTGTAAATAAAAACATGAACATAATTAGAAAATTTAATAAAGCAGTATAATATGGACAAAGAAAAAGAACTTGAACTAAAAGTAAAGATGTTCTGTGAAGCAATCCGCTCGACAGTTTGTGAGAACACTTATGATAGAACCAAAAGTGTTGCAGAATCGGTAAATAAAGCCTTTTATATTCTAAAACAACGCACTGACAATTGTTAAAATATAGTCAAATAACAGATTTTTTCAACTAAATTTATTTGAATTTCAAATAATATTATTATCTTTACAAATAATTACAAGAATATGAGAATATACACATCATACTTCGGTAATAGCAAGAAATTGCAACAGGCAGGAATTAAGGTTATAGGAATATCACTTTATCCGCCACGCTGGTTCAATGGAATCTCTTTGAAGCAGGTCGCTCCAACGAAAAGTATTCTTTTTGCAAATGGGCAAACGCAAGAAGAATATACACGACGATATAGGTCGGAAGTCCTTTCTCGGCAAGATATGCAGCAGTTCTTAAAAACAGTCGAACAGGCAAGTGGAGGACAAGACGTTGCTCTTTGTTGTTACGAAAAGCCAGAGGATTTCTGTCATAGACACATATTGGCGGACTGGATAAAAGAAAAGCTTGGTATAGAAATATCGGAGTATGGATATACTCCAAAGAAAGAGCCAGATTATGTACAAGGTTCACTCTTTTAACCACATAATAACAAAGCGGAAAGACGCTTGACAATCGGACAGACGATGCTTGCGCAAATAGCTCAATGGTAGAGCGTTGTCTTCCCAAGACAAAGACGGTTGTTCGAATCCACCTTTGCGCTCAATAATGCGGAGATAGCTCAGTTAGTTAGAGTGCATCCTTCCCAAGGTTGAGGTCGTAGGTGCAAATCCTACTCTCCGCTCATTTTAAGTGGAAAGATTGTGAATGACAGATTTTGTTAGCGACATAAGAAAGAGAACCTTTGGAATTGAGATTGAAATGTGCAATGTCGAGCGTTCCAAGGTAGAACTCCCAGAAGGATACTTATGGAGTAAGGAAGAGAATATATTTAACACCGATGGGGCTTCTAATAGGAATTTTGGAGGAGAAGTAAATACTCCACCTTTGAGGTTGTGCATGAAAGATTTACATGACCTTAAATCAGTTTATGACTCTATGGCAGAGGCTGGTGGCAAGCTAAAATGGAGTATAGACACTCACGTCCACATATATGCAGGAGATTTAACCATTGAGCAGCTGAAGAAGGTTTTTCTATTTTTCTATATCTGTTATCCTTACTTCAAGAAATATGCACATATCTCTAAATGGGATGAATTGACATTCAATTGTCAGCCGCTTCCTACCGAGAAGTATTACAATGGCGTGCTTAATGCCCAGACATTTGATGATATACGAGAATTGTTTACCAACCAGTCGAAGAAAGGCTTTATCCGTCATGCAGTAAATATCTCTGCTTTTTTCAAGACTAAGACAGTAGAATTTCGAATGTTTCATGCCACAGACGATTTCTACATGGCAATGAATTGCGTATATTCAGCGTATCGTATTTTCTATTATGCCGTAAATCATGAATTAGAAGACTTCAAAAACATCTCATCATATAAAGAGTTCGAGGCGGTTACAAAGATTAAATATCACGTTCCAACAGAACTTGTACCTCTAATTTATCAAGGTAATCCGTATAGTCCTATTGAGACATTTTTGACAAATTCTCTCCCCTTTAATTCTAAGCAAGCATCTGCATTGTATGAGGCTGTAAAAAAGAATGGGCATAAAGATATATGTATTGTTAACGGCTTTATGTATTACTATGAGTTATTTTTCTTTGAGAAGCTAAATATTTCAATATATTGTCAAGATCCGTATTGCCATTTACTATATTTGATAGCCAATGGTAAGGTAGCTCTTACTTATAGAGACAGACTTGGCTGGCTTGAAGATTACAATGTAAAAACAACAAAAAGACAGCTTGCCCTTGCTCTATATGCGGCAAGTTTGCAAAAGTTCTTTATGAGCAAAAGCGCGAGAAATGATGCAATCTTCAAAGCTCTGAGAATTAAGGCAAAGGAATCTATCGAAAAAACGGAGAAAGCTAACGAAAGGTTACTTAAAATGCTAACGACCTGCGAATATCACGTAGGAACATTGCAAGATGCAATTAACTGCAAAAAGGTCATTTTCTTTAACTATGGCAAGGATAAGAAACAAAAACGTACATTTAAGCTTATACAAGAGAATAGCGATTTAGATGTTGATTTTTCTGTTTCTCGTAACGAGTATTACAACTTAGTGGAAAGTTTGCCTAAAGACACGTTCTTTTACTTTATCAGCAACAGCCCATTTTTAAGCAATATGCATAAGTTGGCAATGTTTAACAGTTCGGGTGCTGATAGAAAGTCAGCTGGCAGGTTCCTGTATTGTAACAAGCTGAGTAAGGTAAATGAAGTTAGTACGTCATATAAGGGAAATCATATTGAAGTAAATGAGATTGTACCGCCAGATGATTTAGAGATAGTCAATCCTAAAAGTCTGAAGGTTGCCATGGTCAGTCCAGATTATTTATTATGCTTACAAAAAAAATATATCAATAAAGTCGATATGGTAAGCAGGTGTACTTATGCTTTCATTGTAATGTACGAAAAATATACACTCGGAGGCTTCGGGTTCACTTTGCCACAGCATAAAGGATATGATTTGTTTCAATTGACAGACTTCTGTACTAATAATGCAATCCCAAGATTAAGTAAGTTGGTATTGTTCTGCATACAAGAGTATTCTGTACAACGAGAATTAAGCAGAAGGATGCATAAACTCGTAGAAAAGGTTATTTCTTGTGCTTATACCCACAAGCCAGTTAGCATGAAATATAGAGGTGTATATACTAAAGTAAAAGACCATTGCACTTCGTCATACCTTGCTTATGAGGGAATCCTTGGCAAGTATGCAAATAACAAGGAAGTAATTGATAGATACCAAAAACTATTGAATAATGGAAACGGAAAATAGATGGAAATACGAAAAGGTTGATATTAACCTTATAGACGAGGCTGATATGAACGCAAACGAAATGACTGGCGAAGACTTTGCTCAGTTGTGTGACAACATAGAAAAGGCGGGCTTGAGTAGCGTGCCATGTTGCTATAAAAGGAGTAATGGTAGGTTCGTCATGGTTAGTGGTCATCACAGGCTACGAGCATGTAAAAAAGTCGGCTTTAAGCGTATTGGAATACTCTATGTTACAGAGGAAGAACTGATGCAGGATGAAGCTATTGCTACACAGCTTTCTCATAACTCTTTGCATGGAGAAGATAATCAGAGTATTTTGAAAATACTGTATAGTAAGATTCAGTCTGTAGATTTCAAACAGTTTGCTCATGTTAACGTAGACGAGATTCCTCCAGTAAGTACAGATGGCATAAGTGTTTTTGCTTTGAAAGAGAATTTTGTTTTTACTGTTGTTCTGTACCCAGATTCGTTTGAGAATTTAGATGAACTGTTTGGAGATATTCGTGAGCAGGCAAGCAAGAGTGATGCTCTTATTCTCGCGAATGAAAAAGAAAACGAGAGATTACTTTTGAAACTGCAAACTGAGATAGGCAAGCAGTACGACATCAAGTCGCCAAGTGTAAGTTTTGCAAAGTTGTTGGAATTGGCAAAGGAACGTTTAACTGAAATAAGGAAGGAGGATAGAAATGATAAGGTTTCTTGAAACAATAACAGATAAAGAGTCTTATGTGTCTAAGCGGAATGCGCAATTCATAACAGAAGCTTTAGGTAAGAAAAATGTTCGGTTTCACAAATTACAAAATTCCGATGTTTTGTCTGAATTAAATATAGACAACGATGATATTCTGATAGCAGAGACAAGAGACGGAATTGTAAGGCATGCTATTTCTATGTACGGTTGTAGGAACACCGTAGAATCTGATAGGACAATAGTTCTTACCCAGAACAAAGAGTATGTAAAATCAGAATTGCAAAGGCATGGTATTCTCTCACCTCGTAAGATCACAATAGAAGAAGTAAAGGAAGGCTACACGTATTTTGTAAAGCCTATGTTCGGAGAAGATAGTAATTTTGTGGATATAGACTCAGTGTGTCAGTCTAAGGAAGAAGTCAGAAGGAAAGCAGATGTCATTCAAAAAGCAGGCTTCACCCCAATGATAGAAGAATTCATTGGGGGTGAAGAATACACGGTAGCTCTTTTAATGAAAGAAGGTAAGAAAGAAGCCTACCCTATTAAGGTAAATCTTTTCACGCCTTGGAATATAATGACGCAAGCGGCAAAGTTTTCTGAGAACGAAATATGCGAGGCTGTTTATAACACGAGATTGGAAGATATAGCCAAGAAAGCATTTGATATTGTCGGCTGCAAGCATTATATGAGGATTGATTTCAGACGAGATTCGCAAGGACGATACTATCTGATAGATTTCAATCTGTTTCCGGGTTTAGGTCCGACAGACCATTTTGCAAAATGTATGAACCTGCATCTGAATATAAGTTATCACGATGTATTGACAAAGATTATAGAAACAGCAACAAAGTAAGACGGTAATATGAAGAACAACATTACAATTGAAAAGATTGCAGAGATTTACAAGAAGAAAGGCTGCAATATCACCGCAACTTGTGCAGCATTGAATATTTCGAGGCGTACTTTTTATCAAAAAAAAGAGAAGTCTAAGTCTTTGCAAGACCTTCTTGCAGAAGCGGATGAGTCAATGCTTGATTTTGCAGAGTCAAAGCTGATTGAGCACATTAACAATAACGATATTACCTCTTTAATTTTCTTCTTGAAAACTAAAGGAAAAAAACGTGGTTATGTGGAGCGTACAGAACATGATGTAAACGCAAATCCATTCCAAGAATTGATGGAATCGATTGGTTCAGATGAAGATTAGCAAGACGTGGAAAGATAAGTTTATTGATTGGCAAAACGATTGGTGTCTTTTTGCCAAGGAGGTTCTTCGTGCTAATCTTGACGAGGAACAAAAGGCTATTTTGCGTGCTATACAGACTGAGAAGATGGTCGTAGTAGCCTCAGGAACATCGAGAGGAAAAGACTATGTTGCTGCTGTCGCAGGACTATGCTTCATGTACCTAACTCCTCGCTGGGATAAAGAACATAGACTTGTGAAGAACACAAAGATAGCCTTAACAGCACCTACAGGTCGCCAGTGTACTAATATTATGATACCAGAGGTTAGTCGTCTGTTTAGGAACGCAAAAGTATTGCCTGGTCGTATGTTGTCAGATGGAATTAGAACTAATAATGCGGAGTGGTTTCTAACTGCATTTAAAGCTTCTGATGATAACACGGAAGCTTGGTCAGGATTTCATGCTGTAAACACAATGTTTATTGTAACAGAGGCGTCTGGCGTAAGTGAAACTACGTTTAATGCTATTGAAGGAAACTTGCAGGGAAACTCTCGACTACTTTTAGTATTTAACCCTAACGTAACTACTGGATATGCAGCAAAGGCTATGAAGTCCTCGCGTTTCAAAAAGTTTAGGTTAAGTTCTCTTAATGCTGAAAATGTAGTAAGAAGGAAGACTGTAATTCCTGGTCAAGTTGATTATGAATGGGTAAAAGATAAGGTTGAAAACTGGTGTGAGAGGATTCAAGAAGCTGATTTTGATGAGGGGCAAGGAGATTTTGAGTGGGAAGGTAGTTGTTATAGACCAAATGACTTATTCCGAATAAAGGTTCTCGGTCTTTTCCCTAAGGCAACGGAAGATACGCTTATACCTTTACATTGGCTTGAATTGGCTCACGATAGATGGACAAAACTGCAAAAAGAAAAGTTTGTTTCAAGAAAATCTCCACTTGTTGGTATTGATGTCGCTGGTATGGGACGTGATAGTAGTTGTTTTGTTCCACGATATGGCAACTATGTCCCAGAAATAAAAATTCATCAGTCAGGAGGAAAAGCGGACCACATGAAAGTAGCTGGAGAAGCTGTGCAGTGGTTGCGTGATAGTAAGGCAAAAGCCTTCATTGATACTATTGGCGAAGGTGCTGGTGTCTATTCCAGACTCGAAGAATTGGGATATAGCAATGCTTATTCTTGTAAGTTCTCTGAGGGTACAAGAGGACTTCATGATATTACTGGGCAGTATGAGTTTGCTAATATGCGTGCTTATTGCTATTGGGCTGTAAGAGATTGGTTAAATCCGAAGAATGGCTTTAATCCAGCTTTACCTCCTTGCGATGAGTTGGATGACGAGTTAACAGAAATACACTGGTCGTTCCAAAGTAGCGGGAAAATCATCATCGAAGCAAAAGAAGATATAAAAGCAAGGTTAAAACGTAGTCCAGATAGGTCAGACGCCCTTGCTTCTACATTCTATCCGAACGCAAAAGATTATGCTGATGACGCTTGGATATTGCAAAATCTTTTGTAACTTTGTATCGAAATCTCAGAATTTTCTGATGATTTCATTGCTCTTAGTGTGTTTGTCCGTGACGGATAGGCACACTATTTTTTTTGTTATTTCAAAAGTTAAATATCATGTAACTACTTGATTTTTAGATAGTTATATTTGGTCAATTCAAATAAAATGACTACCTTTACAATGTAATAATAAAACAATAACAATTAAAACAAAAGAGCAATGAAAAAGTTTAGAATTACATCAGAGGTAAAAAATAATAGATATTATTTTATCATTTCAGAAGTTGGAAGTAGAAAAGTGATTTCAAAAAGAAGTTGCGAAAATACAAGTCATAAAAGAGACCTTTTGTTTTCATCTATTCTTAGAAAATATGATTTAAGTTCTACTTTTTTGGATTTTTAATCAATTGGGCAATGGAATCTATAATAGTTTATCTTAATTCATCAGTAGCTGGTGCTGCCACAGCTACACCAGCGGTTAAATTTAACAAGTTAAGGCAGCTTGCAAGAAAAGAAACTGTAGAGATTATATTTTTCAAAGATTACTGTCGAGTAATTGGCAAGAAAAATAGAAAGATAAAAGTTCCTAAGAAAATAACTTGTTCGGCAGAGGAATTTATGAAGTGGATTGAAAATAAAATAATGACAGCATGGAAATGAAACCTATAACACAAAAAGAAGTCCTAAAAAACAGATTTATCCGTATTTATAAAAATGAATATGGTAAAAAAGTGGTCGAAAGAAAAAGACCGACATTAGAAGAAGCCCAGAGGATGAGAATAAGAACTCTATGTATTTACATTGGGGTTTGCGGTTTAAGGCTAAGACCTGTTGATGGGGCGACCGAGAATGCCAATTATTGGTTGGAAAATCACACAAAAAAAGAAATTTTAGAACAATTTCGTCATGAGTTTGTACAGAACAAAGGTTGATAAAGTAAAATCTCTTTTAGCGGCAGGGGCTTTTCAAAAAGCCCTTACTATTGTAAAAACATTCCGTATAGGCTTTAGTAAGGAAGAGAAAAGGAGTATAGAGATTGCACATGAAGTTTTGACTGGAAATGAAAGGTTTTACCAAGCATTAGGTATAGATACTGAAAAAGAAATAAGAAACGCTCATAAAATACTAATAGATAAGTTTTTATAGTTTTAGTTGTTATTAGATTCGGCTGCGCTTGCCTGAGAAGGTAGGTGCAGCTTTTTTATATCAAGAAAAGTGTATAATTTATTTGAAATTCAAATAGATTTAATTATCTTTGTAACATAAATATAAAGATAGTCACGATGATAGATTTAAGTTCTATAGACTTTGATAGTGGAAACATATCTGAAACAATAGATATGTTGAAAAACAAATCAGTGTCTGTTCCTTCATGGGACAATCTTGTCAAGGATTATGAGCCTACTATGCATGGAATTTTATCAGATACGACAACGTTGAAAGATAAGATACGAGCTGATGGTCAATTAGACAAGTCCTCACGAATTATTATAGGAATGGAGAAGTTGCATGTAAGACGTTTGTCAGAGTTCACTTTTTCTATTCCTGTAAAGCGTGTATATCACAACGTTGATGATAACAAGTTAAGGAAAGATATAGTCAAAGCTATAGAGTCTGTTTATAAGAACGTACGTATTGATAGCGAGAATTTGAAGAGAGCTACAGCATTATATGCGTCATGCGAAATTTTCACAGTTTGGTATGCAGTTAAGAAACGAAACAGACTATACGGATTCGATAGCGAATATAAACTAAAATGCAAGACTTTCTCTCCGATGAATGGCGTTCGATTGTATCCTCTCCTTAATGAGATGGATGATATGCTTGCTATGTCTTTTGAATACAAAAAGACTGTAAAAGACAATGAGGTTACATTTTTCGAGACGTACACCAAAGATAAGCATTATATTTGGAAACAAAGTGATGGAGTTGGAAAATGGGATGTAGTTCTAACTCAGCAAACGGAAGATGGTGACACAGCTAATGGTGAAGAAATAGTATTAATGAAAATCCCTGGAGTCTACGGATGGCGGTCAAAGGCTGTCTATGATGGACTATCACCTATCAGAGCTGAGATTGAATACTCTTTATCACGCAACTCTAATGTGATAGCGTACAATTCTGCTCCGTTGCTGAAAGTTGTAGGTGCTGCCAAAGGGAAAGAGGATAAAGGGGAAAGTTACAGAGTCGTCCATTGTGAACAAGGTGGAGACGTTTCATATGTATCTTGGTCGCAGTCTGTGGAGGCTCTTAAGTATCATGTTGACTCTATGCAGAAGATGTACTGGATGCAGGCTCAGATTCCAGACATTTCGTTTGACAATATGAAAGGGCTTGGAAACATAGGATATGATGCAAGACAAACGTTGCTGGCAGATGCTCATCTAAGAGTCGGAGATGAGTCTGGGACTTGGATTGAATTCTTTGAACGAGAGTGTAATGTTATAAAGGCTTTTCTTGCTGCAATGAATACTGCGTGGGCAGTCGAAATGGATAACATAGGTGTTGAGCATATAATAACCCCTTATATACAGAATGACGAGCTTGCTGAGATTACTAAGCGTATGAAAGCAAATGGTAATAAGCCTATTGAAAGTCAATTAGAATCTATCCAGAAGTATGGGGAGAGTTCAGATGCTGAAAAAACATTTGCAATGATACAAAAAGAAAGTGCGATAGAAGCGGTGAACTCTGCTTCGGCATTTAACTTAGAAAATCAAGTGTTATGACGGTAGAAGAATTAAAAGCAAAGAAATATGAAATGGAGCAGAAGATTTCTGTAGCCATTAAGGACTTTGAAGAGTGTACAGCGGTAGAAATAAAGGCAATTAATCTTTGCCGCTGTACATTGAGCAATGAATTCGGTGTAGAAAAAGATTTCAATTATAATGTAAAGTCGGAATTAGAACTATGAAACAGAAGTTATCAAAATTACTTTTAAGATTAGCTGAGAAATTGCACCCAACTTGCGAGGTTAAACCATCTTACGAGGCTAAAGAAATAGCGATTGCAGTTGCTATCACCAAGAAGAATATTCGTCAATACAGGGGTTCTTGTAGTAAAAATACTTCGTATCGTAAGGGTGTTTCTGATATGACACGTATTCAGAAAGGGAATAACCATAGCCACATCTTTGAAGCTATAGAAAAGAATGGTCTTATTGAAGATGTTGTATATCTGAAAGGTGGTGAAAGGGTTGTTGAATCTCGATTAAAGGTATATGTCCGTAAGGAAGAGGAATAAAGAATCCAAAGGTTCTACGAATAAGTGTGGTGAGTGTGCTTTATGTGAAGTTGAAATGAAATTTGAAACTCTCAGTTTGAAAGGAAAGCCTACTCTTGGGCGTTGCCCTCATTACACCAATAAGAAATTTTGTGTATTATTAAGCCAGATAGCTTGCGAACATTTCAAAGCAAAGAATGGGTAAACCAAGGTTGCCAAATCAGAAAAAGGCATATAAGGAATTAAGTAAACGACTTGCAGGCTATATGATGCGAGTTCGTAACATATACGATAGACTCAACGAAAAGGCAGCAATGCTCGTTGAGTCTGTTGGTTATGATGGGTTGACAGAGTTCTCCTTTGATGATTACCCGGAAATAGAACGAGAGGTAAAACTTTTGCTTTCTCAGTTTGTAGGAGAACTGCAAACACTCATCTACTCTGGTACGTCGTCAGAATGGAAGAGCAGCAACACATTCCAAGATGCTGTTGCAGATAAGGCGCTGAAATATTATAGGGCTCAGGTACACGGAGATAGATTTAAGCATTATTATCGTGACAACGGTGATCAGCTTAAAGATTTCTTGCACAGAAAAGAAAATGGATTAAACCTTTCTTCTAAGCTGTGGAATCAGTCTGGTAACTACAAAGAATCTCTTGAAGTGACAATTTCTACAGCTATTGAGAAAGGAATGAGTGCTACAACCCTCTCTAAGAAATTGAGTAGATACCTTAACGACTGGCCGTCATTGCAGGCTGATTACCAAGAAAAGTATGGTAAGGCGACAAATATTCACGATTGTGAGTATCGTTCCCTCCGTTTGGCACGTAATGAGATTAGTATGGCTTACAGGTCAGCAGAGCAAGCCAGATGGCAGCAATTCGACTTTATTCTCGGTTATAAAATAAAGCTATCTGATTCACACCCAAGATACGATATTTGTGATGATTTGGCTGGTGACTATCCAAAGGATTTCAAGTTTAGAGGTTGGCATCCTAATTGTTTATGTTATACTGTACCGATAGTAATGAGTGAAGATGAGTATTGGTCAGATAATAGAGAAAATAGCCCTAATAAGATTACTGCACCACCAAAGAATTTTGGGGAATGGGTTGATAAAGTAGAAAACTTAGAACGCATAGGTAAGGCGAATGGAAAAGGAACGCTACCATATTGGTTAAGAGACAATGCAAAGATAAAAGATTGTTCAGTTTTGATGTCGAAAGCAAGAACTTATGGAGATACTATACAGAAACAGGCTGGAACCATAGCGAGAAAATATAATGGGATTGTAACACCTATTAATTACAAAAGTTTTTCTTCAATGTATCGCAAGTTGAACTCTGAAAAGGATATGCTTGTGTCAGATATTAAGGACAGTATTCGAAACACCATTGTAGTAGAAAAAGAAAACATCGATAGTGTTGTGAAAGAACTGCAATCCTTGCCTACATTTGACAGGTACAAGTCACAAACTCCAGAGAAGTTCTTTGGATATAGCGGAAATATCATTAATTTGAAAATGCCTAATGGCATTCAAGCTGAGATACAGGTTAATACTCCTAAGATGATATATGCTAAGGAGGCAGAGGGAAATGCTCGTAAGATACTTGGGGATAAAGTTTGGGAGCAAATAGCAAAGGAGACAGGAATACAAGGAGGTTTAGGGCATAAGTATTACGAAGAGATAAGGGTTTTGGATGAAGTAAAAGATATGTCAAAGATTGCAGAATTAACGAAACTTTCCAAGTCATACTACGTACATTTCAGATAAAACTTTTGGTTATCTCGTAAAAATTAACTACCTTTACAATATAAAATTAAATCACTATGGATTTAGTAAATTTATGTAGTAAGCTCAAAAAAGGAACAGTTTACCTTAAGGACGAATACGAAGATATAGTGTTAAGAATGGAAGTTATTGATAATTCTACACACTGTTTTATCAAGCGTAGAGGTCGCAAAGAGGTAGAGGTAGATTCTAAAGAAAAAGATGTTTTTGAGTCTAAGATGAATGGCAATGAAATCAGTAAAGAAGAGTATGATGAATTTCGATGAACTCCAAGAAAAGGCTATGCAAATAGCTATAAAAGTGCATAGGGGGCAGCTTGATAAAGGCGGTAATGATTATATTAATCATCCTGTTAGAGTTGAAAGAAGGTGTACTTGTCAAGAGGATCGATTGGTAGCTTTACTTCATGATACTATCGAGGACGGAGACATCACTGCTGATTATCTGCTTATGCAAGGTTTTCCTCGTGAAATAGTAGATGCAATATTGTCTGTATCAAGAAAGAGAGGAGAGGATTATTTTGAATTTATCCAACGATGCAAGGCTAATCCTATCGGGCGCAGAGTGAAGATTTGCGATTTAGAAGATAATATGGATATAACAAGGCTGAACGAGTTAACAGAAAAGGATATAGAGCGATTAAAGAAGTATCACAAGGCTTATAAGATGTTGACTAAATAAGGGCGGTTAATTCCGCCCTTTGTATGTTTATAATGTTAAAGACAATTTTTCTCCGAATGAAGTTTTAATATCTATATAAAGTTTGTTGTCTTTGATTGTTCCGATATACTTCTCTTTTGAATTGTTATCTATAAAAGTTAGATTTCCGCTGCTATCAATAGTGTATCTAAAGTCTATTTTGTTGACTTCTTCTGTCTTTTCTTTTTGTCCTATAGAGTTCTTTTCTGTGAACACTTCCTTTGTATAAGTATAGTCATTTAGTCTGAAAGTATTGTTGTTATAGATAAATTCATTTGCATTTAGAATTTCTTTATATATTCCTGACTTCACTGAATAGAAAGTTTTTGGCAGTTTGCATTTGTAGGTATACACAGAGCAAAGTTTCACGTTATATTTGAAAGTATGTAAGGTAACCAGCGAGCAATGTTCTTTATCTGTGAAAGACATTTTGTAATTTTCTGAAGATGATGTAACGAAATTTACAGACGAGTCTTTTGTTGTTTCTGTCTCGGTATATTTATCTTTTAGGAAATTAGACCATTTCAAACACTCCTTAAAATTTTCCAGCTCCTTTCTGTCTGTATTATAGTCGTTCGTAACAGGCAAGGATACTGTCTGACTAAAGACCTTTCCAGAAAGGCTATATTGAACATCTTTAGAGTTATCATCAGAAGATGAAGAACATGAAGTAACTGCAAATGCTGAAAAAATAGCCAGCAGGATAAATAGATTCTTTTTCATTTTTTGTTATTTTTGTTTATTGTTCCACTCTTTTCTCTTTTCTACCTGTAATCTCATAGCCTCACATAATTTATCCTTTAGATTGTAAAGGTCGTTTACACTTGAAAGGCTAATCTTTTCATAGTTTCCGCTATGCTCCTTATCGGGGAATATAACAGACTTAGAGTATTGCCTCAATGATAATCTACACACCCACCAGTATTGCTCATTAGCATAGTATATCAAGAAGTACGTCTTAAAATCCTTGTAGCAAAGTTCTGACACATCGTATTTCTCAGCAAGAATAGCCTTTACAAATTCAAAAGCATCAAGTTCTTCTTGTGTAGTAACTATTCCGTTGTCCTCTTCTTCAACCTTGTCCTCTTGGGACGTTATTTCGCTTTGATGTTCCTCGTTTTTGATAGCAGAGTTTAGCCTATCTTGGATAATGTCGTTTATTACGCTCGAAAAAGTTTTTTTCACAAAAGGGGTGAATTGCTCTATGACAGATGGATATACACGTCCAGAATAGACTTGTCTCACAAAGTACTCTACAAAAGATGAAGACGGATTGGATATTTCCTTTTGTAGAATGGATTTAATCTCTGTCATGTATTTCAGTTCGTTCGCAGTACTGAATATCTCCTTTTCGTCATAATATGACTTATGGAACTTCTTAAGCTGTTCAATGTTGGCATCAGATAGGTTTTGCATATTGACAACAAGGAACGGCTTTTCGTCCATAATGTTCTGCTTGTCAATGTCGGTATAGAAACGCCACTCAATGCCGTTTGTTAGCACTCCAAAGCGTGATTTGCTTGCCACGAAGTACTTTTGCAGTTGTGTTGAATGCAGATTTAGGTTTTGCTTAGAGTCTTTGCACTCAATAAGCATTATGGGCTCCCTATCCTTTAGAATGGCGTAGTCTATCTTTTCCCCCTTGCTTTTGATAAGGTCGCAGTCCATTTCAGGAACAACCTCAGTAGGATCGAAGATGTCATACCCGAGTGCGTTAATCATCGGCAGTATAAATGCGGTCTTTGTAGCCTCTTCCGTTGCTACAGTTTCCTTTTGCTTGACTATCTTTTCTGATAGCTGTAAAATTGTATCTTTGAAGTCCATCGCTCTTTGCATTTGATTAATAATGCAAATTTAACAAATTTATTTAAGTTTATCAAGATAATACGAAAATATATGTCATATTTGAGGAAAATATAAGTTCAAATACTTGGTCAATCCACTTTTTTTCACTACCTTTGCAATGTTCAAAATATCACTACATCACTCATAACTAACTGAATGTTAGGCTTTGTATGATACAACTTTTCGATAAAAAGTATTTTATAAATACTGCGCCGAGTGTGTAAGCGGAAACGCCCACAAAAGTTTGTAGTGAACTTTGAACAACTCGTAGCGCAGTTTTTTATTGTTCAAAAATTCACTACAATGAAAGAACAAGTGAAAGTCCTAAAACGAGTAGAATTGCTTGGACACCAATTCACAGTCTACGGCACAGCCGGCAACCCTTTGTTCCTTGCAAAGGACGTAGCAAACATTATTTTTGGTAATGACCGTGATCAAGGTACAAATGCACGTGTGGTAAGGGGTGTAGATTACTTCGAGAAACGAACCTGCATAATCGTTGAGAGTGGTGTTAAACGCAAGTTATGTATGCTATCGCTTCAAGGGGTGTATGATGTTATCTCGATGTGGTCAAAGAAGTATCATCAAACTTGCTTTGCTCTTAACAGCTATCTAATATCAATGTTTGGCAAACCTGTTCCAAAGGAAAAGGTAACTCAGGTGACTAACAAGGAGAGTATGATAACTAATGGCGATACTGTCATAAGGAGTAAAGTAACTGAAACAACGTCTGTCGGAAAGAAGCAACCCACTGTTGTTGTATCTACTGATAAACCAAAGACGACACAAAGGAGTGGTGTGCCACTTGAATGTATCTCTGTTTCAAAGGATGCTGCTGAACTGATAAGGACATTGCAAGATGAAAAGATGTCAGCTAAAGACTATCTTCTTGAAGCTATCTGTCGAATGATAGAGGTGATGTATAACCCAGAAGATGTTGATAGGTTGTACGCTATGAAAGACTTGTTCCCTCTCTATCAGATGGCGAGCCAGCGTAATTTAATTAACGCACTACAAGCACACTAAGAGCAATTAAGATAGTTTAATAGCTATCATGTCTATTCGGACGAACACACTAAGAGCAATTATTTTTTTTATTGAAAAACACAAGGATAAGATGTAGAAAAACATAAGGTTTCAAAAGTTAAATATTATGTAACTACTTGATTTTTAAGTAGTTATATTTGGTCAATTCAAATAAAATCACTACCTTTACACTATCAAAATAATAATAACAATTAAAAAAAAAAAGCAATGAAAAAGTCAGAATTTTTAAAGAGAGTTGAGTTCATTAAGGATTTTCTTTCAAAAGGGTTTGAAGATTATATGAAAGAAGATATCACTGGGACAGAATTCCAAGACCTTATGAGATTAGCGGTGAAACTTACTCCAAACTACTGCGTTCCTTTCGATGATGAAGAGGAAGATTATGAGGAAGCTTTCAACAACGCTCCTAATGATTGCGAAATGGAAAAACTTGATGATTCAGAAATCAAAATGCAGGAGGAGTATTTGTATGAATTTATCGATAATTTTCCTAACTGGGACAGTTCAAAGTTGACACTTAAAGGTGGTAATTCTTTCCTTACAATGTTTGTTTCAGACTACATGATTTAGTAATATAAAATAACTGGCAGGTGAAATTCCTGCCAGAAAATATAAAGAGCAATGAATTTATTTACAGAAAATGTAGATTTTTATCCTACGCCAGAAGAGGTTATCAACACAATGATGCTCGGTGAGGATATTTTAGGAAAGACGATATTAGAACCGTCAGCAGGTAGCGGTAATATTGTCAGGTGGTTAAAATCAAATGGTGCAGGTGAAGTAATTGCTTGCGAGAAAGAAAAATACTTGCAAAAACTATTGGTTGGAGAATGTAATCTTTTAGCCGAAGATTTCCTCTCTGTTACAGCAGAACAGGTAAGCCATATTGATTATATTGTCATGAACCCTCCGTTTAGCAATGGAGTAAAGCATATTAAGCATGCGTTTGATATTGCTCCTGCTGGCTGTACAATTATAGCTTTATGTAATACATCAAACTTGGAAAACTCATATTCAAGCGAAAGACAAGAATTGCGTGAGCTAATTGCTTTATATGGGTGCTCAGAAAATCTTGGTGCTGTATTTGTGGCATCTGAACGAAGAACAGATGTGCAAGTTTCACTTATTAAGCTATACAAGGAAGCCGAAGGAGAGGATGAGTTTGCTGGGTATATGTTCTCTAATGAAGAAGATGTACTTGAAGGTAATAAGACGGAGGGGCTTGTTCAGTATAACGTGGTACGTGATATGGTAAATAGATACACATCTGCTGTAAAACTGTTTGACGAAACTTTAGCTGCTGCAAACAAAATAAATGAAATAGCTAAATTCTCTGACGATAGATTTGATTACATGCCTATCAGATTTGCAACGGTTGATGTGAATAGTAAGTGTGTTGACGTAACTCGTCAGCAATATAAAAAGCAACTTCAAAAATACTATTGGAGGATAATTTTTAATAAGCTGAATATGGAGAAGTATGCAACACAAGAATTGCGTAACCAAATAAATAAGTTTATTGAAAAGCAATCGAATGTTCCTTTTACTATGCACAACATATATCAGGTGCTTAATATGGTCATTCAAACAACAGGACAGAGAATGAATAAGGCTCTTGAAGAAGCCTTTGATATGATCTGCTCTTTCTCGGCAGAGAACTCTACTGCTGGTGAGAAATGGAAAACAAATGCTAACTATATGGTGAATAAGAAATTTATTGTGCCTGGTATGACTTCATACGATGCACGGTGGCCGACTGCCTTTGTAAAGCGCAGTTATACAAGTCATGATACAATGATACAAGACGTGATTAAAGCCCTTTGCTATATTACTGGAGAGAATTATGATACTATACCTAATATAGGACAGTTCTTGTACGATAATAAAATCCAATGGGGGACTTGGTTTAATTGGGCTTTCTTTAGAGTGAAGGCCTTTAAGAAAGGAACAATGCATTTTGAATTCCTTGACGAAAATGTATGGATGCGTTTTAACCAAGTTGTTGCTTCACAGAGAGGATGGATATTACCAAAGAAAAGTAGAAAAGGTAAGTAATACTTTCAAAATATACGTTTAAGGTATAGATTTTCAGAATAACGATTTTGATGCGGTGATGATATTTATATATCCACCGCATTTTTTACGTCTATAGGATAAATTTATTGAAAAATTATTTGAATTTCAAATAAAAAAGTTTATCTTTGTAGACGAAAGCGTGTGAAGATGCACGCAACAGAACTGGTCGTAACTTCAGTGTTCTCAATGGTTTAGTTATAATGACTATGGTCTGCTTGCGTTCACTCGCATTGCAGGCCATTTTTTATTTATAAATAAACAAGCAATGAAGAAACATTTTAAGAAAGTGTTGGAAGCACTGAAAACAAGTAAGGACATTAAGGCACTTGGGTTCAGTCGCAGAGAGTTGAAGGGTGTTGCTGCTAAGATTGCCGACAAACTTGACTCCGAAATTAAGGAAGATGCTACGGATGATGAGATTCAGGAAGCAGTAGACGATGCCATTGATGCCGCCCTGCCTTTCCTCCAGTTCTCACAGACGGTATCTGACAGCCGTGTCCAAGCGTACAAAAATGCTCACTCTACCAATGACGGAGATGATGATGACGACGATGACGATGTGGAACCAGCAACACGTAAGAATCGTAAGAGTCAGACTTCTAAGAAGAATGGTAAGGTTGAGGACGAAGACGGTGACGATTCACCACTTGCAAAGGCTCTGCAATCATTGAATGCAAAGCTTGACTCTATGCAATCGGAGCTTTCTGCTCTCAAAAGCGGCAAGACAACTGATAGCAGAAGGGCTAAATTAGAGAAGCTGTTGAAAGACACAGGTAAGTTTGGTGAAAGAACGCTCAAAGCCTTCGGTCGCATGTCGTTCAAAGACGATGATGAGTTTGAGGATTTCTTCGAAGAGGTTGAGTCAGACCTTGAGGCAGAGAACCAAGAACGCTTAAATCGCGGACTTGACAAGTTAGGTGCTCCTGGCGTTACAGGTGGTGCTGCAGAAAGTCGCAAAAAGAAGAACGACGAAGAAATTATGTCCGATGATGAGGTTAAGGCGCTGGCTAAACTTTAGTCATCACAAGTAAAATCAAAATTTTTAGTACAAATGGGTGCAAAAGCTAATTTGGTAAATGGAACTACAAAGGTAATGTCTGATGTAGATTCTATTGTTATCCGTCAGTACATTGGAGGTATCACAGGTGGTGCAACTCTTGATATGACTGACTTCAAGGATGACGTTGTTAAGGCAGGTCATCTTGTTATTCGTACACTCGACGAGGACGGTAATTACACTTACAAGCCTATGCCTGTTGCTGACAAAGCCTACAAGGCTCTTCCAGCAAGTCATGAGTATGTTGGTGTTGTAGTACGCTCTAAGATGGCAAATGAGCCAATGGTTGCAATTATGGATAATGGTCGTGTTAACGACAAGGCTATGCCATATCCACTGACCACAGAGATGAGAACTGCAATTAAAACAGCTCTCCCAAACCTAATTTTTGAACACGATTAACAAGGAGGTTAAAGTATGAAAGAATCACTTTTTTTACAATTTATAGCTTCTATCTGGCCTAAGCTGAACCTGTATATTAAGGAGAAAGAGGAGCCAGCAAAGCGTTCTTATCTCCACAAGGAGATGTTGGCTCCAGTGTACAGCTCTGATCAGAAGTGGGAGGGTACATCAGCAAAAACATCTTACGTTGCTGCTGATATGGTTGCAATGGATTCTCCTCTCCCTATCAAGAAACGTGGAGCTATCGCGTCTTCTAATGGTAAATTACCAAAGGTTGGTATGAAAAAGATTCTTATTGAGTCTGATATTAACGCAATCAACATCATGAAGGCACGCTTTACCACAGCTTCTACAGATGAAGCAAAGAATGCTGAGAAGCAGCGTATTTTGACGAAGTTGCTCAATGATGGTGAGGCTTGTTCTATCGGTATCGATGAGAAGAATGAGGCAAACTTCCTTACAGCTCTTTCTGAGGGTGTGTTGCTTGTCGAGGATGAGGATAACGTAGGCACTGGCTTGCGTGTAAACTTCGGTTATCTTGACGAAAACACATTCGGTACTATCACTAAGGGCAAGGTAAGTTATGAGGATATTGAGAATGTCAAGAGTAAGGCTGACACTGATGGCAATACGATTACCACTCTCATGCTCGCCAAGTCTAAGCTGAATGAAATTCGTAAGGAGCGTTGGGCACGTGAACTTGTTGCAGATGCTGATGGTAAGGTTTACACTGACGAAACAACCTTAAATGTTCCTTCTGTTAAGAAGTTCAAGGAAGCGTTTGAGGACGAGTTTGATATTACACTTAAGGTTGTAGACCGCTCAATCTTGTTCGAGAAGAATGGTCAGCAGAAGAGCAAGAAGCCATGGAATGCAGACCGTTTGGTGTTCCTCTGCTCAGACGTAGTAGGTTCTCTCGTGTGGGGTACACTTGCTGAGTCAACAAATCCTGTTGAAGGTGTGAAGTATGCTACCGTAGACCAGTACAAGTTAATTTCTAAGTACTCTAAGACAGACCCACTACAGGAGTTTACGAATGGTCAGTCACTTGTCCTCCCAGTAATTGAAGACGTAGAGCAGATTTATGTCATTGATTGCTCTGAGGAAAAGTCTGCAAGCGTAGATAAGGAGAAGGAAAAGCTTGATACAGCAGATACCTTTACTACCGTAAATGGTAAGAAGTACAAGAAGGCAGACCTTATCGCACAGTTGAAGGCTCTCGATGTCAAGGTGGCTAAGAATGCTTCTGACGACACTGTTATCGCAGTAATCAATTCTCTGAGTGACGAACAGGAGGCAACTCTATTTGCTAACGTAACTGCTCAAGTATAATTATGAAGACAATCATGCAAGCGCTCCAAGATGAAGTTCATTATCCAGTTCCTTTAGGCTTCATTGAAAATAAGCTGATTGAGCGCCAGCTTCAAGGCGATGATGACTACACTTTTGAAGTTTCAAAAACAGCTGCATGGAAAGGTGCGCTTGCTGATTGTCTTTACTCTCTCCTGCAAGCCGTAACTTATTCTGAATCTGACAAGAGTGTTGGAACCCTTACAGAGGAAGATAAGAAACGGCTATTAGTCCGCATTAATTCACTTTATAAGGATATAGGTGAGCCTGTAGTTTCGCTTGGTCAGCCTATGGTTACATTTGGCGAGTAGTATGTCTGTAATAGATTTCTCCGCACATAGATTAACGTATCAAATTGTAACACGTGGACATGAAGACCCAGAGACTGGTGATTATGTTCAAGGTGAAACAAGTTGGTCCACAGAAAGCTATAAGTGCGATATTGTTCCTGCTGGAAGGGCTAATACTATCCCTATACCAGACGGAAGCGTACAGGCTTACTCGTATACCATTTATAACCTCCCAAGAGATTGTCAAGAGTTCCAATATGGAGACAAAATCAAATTGCAATTCTATGGCAAAGGAGAAGGGAAAGTCTTTAAGGTTTTAGGTTTTCATCGTTACCAGCACCAGTGTAAGATTTGGATTTGATATGGCAATAAAAATGACTACGCCCCCAGAGGCATTAGAGAGGTTCTTGATGTCTGCTTTTTCCATTATAAGAAATGAAGTGTCAAATGCTCTTGCTAAATTGGGTGTAGAGTGTGTTGCTAAAATCAGAGATAGGTCAAGCAAGGAAAGTTGGATAGACCATACAGGAAACCTTCGTTCGTCAATAGGCTTTGCCGTCTACGATTACGGGTTGAAAAAGATTCAGTCATCATTTCAAACTGTAATGGGAGGATCTGATGGTTCGTCCGAAGGTCGGAAAATGATAAATAACCTTGCAAGCGAATATTCTAAGGTTTATGCTTTAGTTGTTGTTGCAGGAATGAATTATGCGGAATATGTAGAATCTTTAGAAAGCAAGGACGTATTGGCATCAACAGAACTATGGGCAAAAGATGTTATTGATGCTCGCCTTGAAAGGGCAAAGAAGTCCGCTCTCGCTAACATAGAAAAATTATCATTATGAAGTCAGATATAGATATCAAGGACGATGTATGGAAGATTATCAAAGAGTCTTCACTTCTTAGGGAGGTGAGTGGGGATTTGAAGAAAACATCTGTACGTCCTAAAAACTCACGTTCTGAGGATATTATTATATCGGTACTTGCTAACAGCACAAAGCAAAAGCAAGTAGCTTATGTAAACGTGAATATCTATGTTGCTGACGATTATATTGATGGGCAGAGTGAGGAAAATTCGGCTCGATTGAGAAAGTTATGTAAGATGTCATTCGACCTTTTCGATAATGTGCGAGGAAAGGACTTTAGATTATCACTTACAGACCCAAATTATGAATGTGGTCAACGGGTGATTGAATCGTCTGGTTCTTCTGAACACGTTGTAAATAATAAAGTTTTGTATCAAATTATAAATGAATAATTATGGCAAGTAATTCTATTGGTTGGGGTAAATGTAGTATCATCGTTAAAGAGCTTGATAACCCTACAGCAAAGTGGACTAAGCTCCCTACTCCTAAGGAGAATACCACTAAGCTGAATCCTACTAAGGGTGACAAGAAAGAAGCCCCTATTGAGGGTGGTGAGAATGAGGCAGTAAAGTATTCTGCTAACAAGTATGTAGTCGAGTATGTGCTCAGACGTCTACAAGGACGTAAGAAGCCTTTCGCTGACACAAACGGTATTGTTGCTAAGCATTATGCTATCTTCATTCAGCCTGAGAACATTGCTGTACCTGGTCCACGTATTGACGACACCGTAGTATCTCTTGCGGACGAGTTCAGTACAGAGGAAGGTGGTATCTTGACGTATAATCATGATGCTCTGAAGCCAGATACTGGTAACATCGTTAAGTGGTGTACAACTACCAAGGACCTTTCTACAGTCAAGGAAGGTGCAACTATCAACGATGCAGACATTACGTTCGTAGACGTAGATGTATAGGGTTAGTCTGGTAAAAGGATTAATTAGGTTAACTGACAATGCGGAAAGACGCATGACAGCCGGACAGACGGCTATATCGCAGGTTGGAGAAGTGGTATCTCGTTACTCTCATAAAGTAAAGGACGGTGGTTCGAGTCCATCACCTGCAACAAAATATAAAGATATATGGATAAAGAAAAGCAATTAGAATTAGATATTGCCGACACCATCATAGATAGGCCGAAAGGGTTCAGTGTTGGTCGTCGGCATTTTTACTTATATCCAGTTACCTTAGGCAAGGTTTATTTGCAGAAAAGGATAGTAGAGTCCCTTGACATCAATAAAGAGCTATTGATTGAGAATCCATACGCAGAAGCATTAAGGCTCGCAGAAAGTAAAAAGAAAGAATGCTGTCTTCTACTATCATACCATACATTGCAAGGGAAGGAAGAAGTACTTGACAATAGAAAGGTACAAGAAAGAAAGAAATACTTAGAAGACAACTTAGGTAATGATGACTTAGCCACACTTCTTATTACATGTCTATCTGATGACAAGTTAAGTGCGTATGTAAGACACTTCGGTATAGACAAGGAACAAGAAAGAATGGAGGAAGCAGCTAAAGCTAAAGATGATAGTGGTACACTCACCTTCGGAGGTAAGTCAATATACGGAACTCTCATAGATGCTGCTTGTGAAAGATATAAATGGACTTTTGATTATGTAGTATGGGGTATCAGTATTATTAATCTACAGCTTTTATTAAAAGACAGCGTAAAAACAATGTACCTCACAGAAGACGAAAGAAAGAGAGTACACACAAATGATACTTCTATGATAGACGGAAATAGCAAGGAATCTATCATGAATGCTATTAGTAGTATGAACTGGGGGTAAGAAAACTATAGTTACAAAATACACATAATAAAAAAGGTCATGGCAGGACTTAAATTCGATATAACGGGCGATAATGGCAATATGTTATCAGCTCTCCAAGGTGTTCAGAATGGAGTAAGACAAACGCAAAGGGTTGTAGAGCAGAGTGGACAAGGTATTGAGCAAGTGTTTTCAAAAGTCCAATCTGCTGCCGCCGCTGCTGCTGGTGCGTTTTCTGCAAAGGAGCTTGTAAGAAATGTATTGGAGGTGCGTGGTCAGTTCCAGCAGTTAGAGGTTGCGTTTACAACTATGCTTGGAAGTGCTGATAAGGCAAATGATTTGATGAGTCAGCTTGTTAGGACGGCAGCTACTACTCCTTTTGACCTTAAAAGCGTGTCTGAGGGTGCAAAGCAATTGTTAGCTTATGGCACCCAAGCCGATGAGGTAAACGGGACGTTGATAAGGTTAGGTGATATTGCTGCAGGTTTGTCTATTCCTCTGAATGACTTAGTTTATCTGTATGGCACCACCATGACACAAGGTCGTATGTTCACACAAGACCTACGCCAGTTCCAAGGTCGTGGTATTCCTATTGCTGACGAGTTGGCTAAGATATTTGGTGTAACGAAAGATAAAGTCGGAGAACTCGTAACAGCTGGTAAGGTTGGTGCGGCAGAGGTTCAACAGGCTATAGAGAATATGACTAATGCTGGCAGCCGCTTTGGTGGTCTTATGGAAGCACAGTCACATACCATTACAGGTCAGATATCAAATATTGAAGATGCTATTGATTCCATGTTTAATGACATAGGAAAAGCCAACGAGGGTGTTATTAATGACGCTCTTGGCGGTGTTTCTTATCTTGTTGAGCATTGGAAGGAGATAGGTCAGATTGTCCTCAATGTTGCTGCTGCTTATGGTATAGCTAAGGCTGCTGTTGTTGCATGGAGTACATATCAGAAGATTCATAACCTTCTTATGGAGAAAGCCGCGGTTCAAATGGCTTTAGCTAAGGCAGAGGGTATTGCTATGTCTGAAGCTGAGGCAATGGCTTCGGTGGCTACTATGGGATTTAAGAATGCTCTCAATGCTTTAAAGGTCGCTATTGCATCAAATCCTGTTGGCGCACTTGCAGTAGCTTTAACAGCTGTGTTTACGGCTATGCAATTACTTGACGACGAAACAACAGAATTAGCTACAGCGTCTAACAAATATGGAGAATCAGCAGCAAGGTCCATACAAAAGGTTAAGACTTTGTCAGATGAAGTGAAAGGCTTGTCTAACTCTAATAAGACGGTTACAACAAGCACAAAGCTTTCAAAAGATGTACTTGAAGAATTAAATCAAGTCTTGGATGAGAGTGGTGTAGCAAGAATTAAGGAGGGTGACAGCATAGATACTGTGAATAAAAAACGTGAAATGGCAATCTCTCTGATTAAGGAAGAAGCTATCGAGCGTCAGAGATTGAACAATATAGATGCTGGAAATAAAGAATTCGATGATAAGATTAATTCTGCTAACGAGCAGTTAAGAAAAGACCTTGCCAATGCAACCTTTAATTCCACAGGCGAAACTATATTGAATAAGATATTCGGTAGTGCTGATGAGGTGAGAGAGAAATCGTCAGCTATATTTACCGTTATCAGTCAGACCGTTCAAGAAAACGCTGACCTTGTAGCCAACAAGACTGGTTCTGCTTACGACAAGGGGCTTAATGAAATCTACGGAAAGATAAGGGCGAAGATGGAGGCTATGGGTGTCAGTAAGGCTGCCCTTGATAAGACTTGGACTGATGGCGGTTGGTTAAAGCAAAATAATCTTGTACAGAAGTATATTGATTCTATTCAAGGTGCTACAGAAGCTCATTACGATTATAACAAATCTATCAATGCTGTAGCGGAAGCGGAGAAAAGGGCTGCTGATAAGACACTGACCTTTTCTGATAAGGTCGCAGGTATATCACGTGCTTTGCAGGGTCCTAATGATGGGGTACATCAACTGTATAAGAATATTCAAAAGCTGATGGATAAGTACAAGAAGAACACTATCGGCTTTGAAATTCAATTCTCAGGGAAGGTTCCTGCATGGATGGAAAAGATGGATATTCCTCAACTTTCTGCATTAGCAAAGAGATTCACTTCGTTAGGAGAATCTTTGAAAAATGGGCAATCCATGAAGGTGAATGGTGAAACATTTACAAAGGAGCGATTGTTGCAACATGGTGCGACCTATGCATCTGCTGCGAAGGCTAAACAAGATAAGGTTGACGCTGCGAAGAATAATGAGAACAAAGGAAAATCAAATCCTATTGCCGAGCAGAAGAAAGCCTTACAAGAAAAACTCAACGCACTTTCTTACCAAGAAGCGGCAGGTCGTAAGGGTGCCGAGCTAAGAAGAAAAATTAATGCCTTAGCGAAAAAGGAAAAGGTATATTCTTCTTCTTATGATACAGACAACGCAAAGGAAGCTGAAAGAAAAGCTAAGGAGGCGGCTGACAAGGCAAAGAGGGAAAGAGAGGAGCGTAACGCCGAAAATGAGAGAGAGTTTGAGTATGAAGTTAAATCTCGAATAGAGAAAGCACGTACCATTGAGGACTTAGCAAACGAAACCGAGCAGGCAGAGATAGACCTCATGAAAGATGGTACTGAGAAAAGATTACGCCAGATAGAACTTGATAGGAAAAGGGAACAACAGGCCGTAGATAGAGCTTTTGAAGACTTGAAGCAAAAGCGTATCGATCAAGCTAAGCAAGCGTGGAGTATCAACAAGAAACATAAGGGACTTAACTTCTTTGAAAGTAGCGAGTATAAAAATGCGTCATCTGACAAGCGATATACGGAAGATGAATATAAGAACTATGATGCAAAGACAAGTGCTATATGGAAGAAGTATGATGATGCGCTTGAAAAGGAGAAGCAAGAACAAATAGCGCATGAAGACTCGCTTATCAAGGCAAATGAATCATACTACGATAAAAAAGCAAGTCTTGCAAAGGAATACTCTAAGACTGTAGCTGACATTCATAAGGCTATCTCGGAAGCTGAGAAGCGAAACGACAAAGATAGAGTTGAAGCACTCTATAGGTCGTTAACTGAAGCTAAAGCAAACTTTGGCAAGGACCAAATGTCACTTGCCTTTGAGCAGTTAAAGAAAGACCCAAACTATGTCGTTGCTTTTGATGACTTGAATGGTGCGTCAACATCAACTCTCAATAGCCTTATTGATAGGTTCGATGAGGTAAAACAAGCGGCTGGCGAGGCGCTCAACCCAGAAGGGGTAAAGACATACTTCGATGCTATCAATGGAATGATTGATGAGCTTATCAGCCGTGACCCTATCGGAATGATGAAGAAACTTACAGAAGAGTTGATTCATCAGCAGGAAGAATTGAAAGCAGCCGAGAACAGGCGAGATAGAGTAAGGAAAGGCGAGAAGGTAGTCAAGAGCATAGGCTACGATAAAGACCTTAAAAAATGGGTGTCTGAATATTGGGAATTAGCAGATGCAGAGGCGGACGCAGCTACCAAAGGTCAGCAGGTAACACAGACTACCCATAAGATAGAGAATGCACACAAGACCCTCACAAAGTCTATTCAAGGCGTTGCTGATAAAATGGGCGAGTTAGGCGGTAAGATAGGAGGACAGACAGGAGAGATATTCTCTCTCTTTGGCTCTGTAATGACCTATTATCAAACTATCTCTGATGGCGTTACGGCAGTAGGCAAGGCTGGGTCAAGTGCAATGAAATCTATCGAGTCAGCAAGTGCTATCCTTGCAATTATCAGCGCAGCAATACAACTGATGCAGATGCTTAGCAGTATACTTCCCAATCAAGATAGCTTATACGAGAAAGCCGCCGCAAAGCAAGCGGAGATAAACAAACTCCGTGATTCTGTGAATGATTATCGTCTTGCTGTGATGAAAGCACGCCACGAGGAAGGTAATTGGTTCTCTGATAGTGGCCTGAAAGGTTTGCAAGATGCTTATGAGGAGCATGGGCAAGTTGCTGAGTCTTATTATAAGAAACTCAACGAAGCGCAAGAGCGATATATCGATAAGTCTTCTGGTCTGAAAAAGGCTATGGTGCCTATCGTAGCAGGTATTACCGCCATTGCGGCTGTTGCGGCTGGTGTATTTACAGCAGGAACAGGAACAGCAGCTATCGGCGCTTTAGGGTCGGCTGTCATTGGTGCGTTGACTACTACGGCAGTAACGGCAACAGTAGCTACCGCAGCAGGTGTGGCAGTGGCAGGTCTTGCTGGTGCTATCGTAGGAAAGGCTATCGATTCTGCTGTCAGTTCTATCACATATAAGAATGGGCAAGTTGCAGCGAAAGATAACCTCCGCATTCAGACACAGCATAAGTCTTTTTGGCGAGGTCAGAAAACAGCTGACCTCAAAGAATGGGTAAAAGAGAAGTACGGCAAAGACCTATTCGGAGAAGATGGCATGATTGATAAGGAACTCGCTAACGAGGTCTTAAAGAACTACGGACATAAGCTACAAGGCGAAGCAAAGGAGACATTGGAAAAACTCGTTGAACTTAGAGAGAAATACGATGAGTTTAATAAGTCTATCCATGAATACGTGTCAAAGATGTACTCTCCTTTGGTGTCTGATATGACAGATGCCGTATGGGCATGGCTGAAAGACGGTAAAGATGCTCTCTCAGAGTTTAAGAACTCGGCTTCAAAGACATTTGCAGAGGTTTCTAAGGATATGGTTAAACAACTCCTTATGAAGAATGTCTTTAGTCAGTATGAGGATAAACTATCCAACCTTTACAAGGCTTATGCAATGAAGTCTATTAACGAGAACGAACTCGGAGCAGCATCAGCGAACCTTGCAGGTGAGATAGTGGATGGCATGAATAACTATCTCCCAGTGGCACAAAGTCTGTTAAAGCAGCTACAAGAAGGATTTGCGGCAAAAGGAATAGATATTACAAGGGAGGGCGACAGCTCGCAGACAGCAACCGCTAACGGAGTAACATCTATCACCTTCGAGCAGGCAAGAAACATCGAAGCACTCACCACAGCAGGGAATATCTCACGTGATCAGACTAAGGAATTGGTAACGTCAATAGTATCTAATATTGCTTCGTTATCTTCATTCTCGTCATCAACCAGTGCAACGATAGTCGAAATTAGGAACTTGATGATAACTAACAATAGCTATCTTGAAGATATACTGAAGAATTCAAAGAATATCTATAATGATTTTTCTTCAAAGATAGATGATATTAATAGGAATCTTAAAGAATTAAAATAGTATGCCAAAAGGACAATTAAAGATTAATGGGAAAGATGCTTATGAGACTTGGGGTATCAGTATGGATGATACGTCTTTATCGGCTTTGATGACACCGCCAGCCGTTAAGCCGTATATTAGTAACGATGACAGGACTAAACATGGTAAGGAATACTTGACGGCTCCTGTTTATGTTGACTCTCGTGATTTAACATTGCAATTAAATCTCACAGCTAAAGACGAAGAACAATTTTTTGCTCGGTACATCGCATTTTGCGAGGTACTTGCAAAAGGTGTTCTCGATATTGAAACTTCATTTCAATCAGGAGTTGTTTATCATTGCATATATCAGTCTTGTTCACAGTTTAGTCAATTTATGCGAGGTATAGGTAAGTTTGTGCTAAAGGTCACTGAAATGAACCCAAATAATCGTAAATAATTTATTTGAAATTCAAATAAAATTAATTATCTTTGTAACTATGATAATATACGACATTCATAACAGCAAGATACTCGATGCGACACTGACAGAGGGCGCAGAACACGAGCATGAATTAGGCAGAAGTGACCTTGTAAGGTTATCATGGCAAAGTGATGTAAAACTCACATTGCCTGCTGGTGCGTATATTATACCTTTTGATGATGGATTGAAGTATAGGCTACTCAGTCCATACACACCGACAGAGGACGATAAAGGGTTTAAGTACACCCCCGAATTTCAGCACCCTTTGATGTGGCTGTCACGTGTGCCATTTCTCTATGAAACCACAGATGCGGATAAGAACCCTATCAAGCAGCAAGAGTGGTCCTATGACGGATTAACCACAAACGCACTTGAATACGCTTGCAAGGCTATCAATGAAGCACTCAATATAACGACAGAGAGCGAAAAGTTTACATTCACCCTTTGCGGTAATGTAGATAGTTCCGTATCATTTTCCGTATCATCGAATGATATACTTTCCGTATTATCTTCTATTGCTCAAGGTTGCAAGAATAACGCTTGTGAATGGCATTTATCGTGGAAGCATAAGGCTTTATATTTCGGTCAGATAAGTATCAATCTTGGCGAGGATGTACCGACATTAAAGGTACACGAAAATATACAGAAAGCATCTGTAAGCGATAGCAAGGAGCCGTATTATAACTGTTTCTATCCGCAGGGGTCAACAAAGAATATGTCTACAAAGGCACTTGTTGGCACTGGTAACGTTGCCACACTCCTACGATTAGGACTTGACAAGTCTGTTTACCCTGACGGATATATCTATGTAGACACAGAAGGGAACGTTATCACAAAGGAAGTATTCGAAGCATCAGGAGAAATCAAGCAAACGCTTGCACTCTCCTTTGATGATGTTTATCCGCATATCGACTTGTATGTTTATAACGTCCGTAAGCACGTGCGTTATCTCAAGAACTCTCAGACAAACACAATAGAACTTGACAGCAGAGGAAACAAAAAGACATATACTATTTGGTATATGCGATTGGCGTTCCCTTCTGTCACTCAGATAGCTGGCAAGACCGCTATCAACATAACTCACGATAAGGACGAAAGCGGAAACATCATTACTCACTATTGGTATGACTATGAGATAGACCGAACAAAGCAGGTATTACAAGGGTACACGCTTAAAGGAATATTTAAGGTTAACACCCACGCAGTAGATAGTAAGTATGACGTCCTTACGCAGGGACTTGTCGGACAGCCTAATGGGCAAGAAGGATTTGAACTCCACTACCACGAGATAAACAACCCAATAGCACCAAAGCCAAACGAGGGCGATAGTGGCGTAGACATCTTAAATGGTGATTACGAAATACTCAAGTATCAAAGCGGAGATACCATTATCCCTACCAATGAGGGCGAGGGACTTTACCCACGTGGAAATGCCCTCCCCGACCTCACTTGTAATATGATCGTGCTGTTTAACATTGTAATGGGTGAGCATGAAACGAAGCTTGCACAAGAAGAATTAGCAGCACGAACTATCAAGGAGATAAAAAGACGTGCGCAGGATAACAACAACTACTCATTCTCCTCTAATGCGGTAGCTTTCGCAAACAAGAATCCAAAACTCTATATCGGTCAGAAAGTCACCTTTGACGATGGATTTGGCTATCAGTTAAAGACACGTGTCCTTAGGCTGGTTACAAAGCTGGATTATCCGATTATTCAGGAGATAACCGTTGGCAATCAAGCCGTCAAGGGTACTATCTCGCAGTTAAAGGAGGATGTCAATAATATCCTATCGGGTAATTTTAGCGGTGGAGGATTAAACTCTACACAGATAAGTGAGCTTATAAAGAACTATGTAGACCCACGCTTCCTAAGAAAGAATATCCCCGATACCGCCCAAGAGGTTATTACATTCTTAAAGGGTATTGCTGTTGGTGAGAATGGTTATGGATTTAGCGAACTCGGAGAACTGATTGCTAATGTTGTTAAAAGCCGTGACTTCCATTCAGGTCTTCTCGATGGTGCAGGATTTGGTATATATAAGGACGAAAATGGTAAATCAATAGCAGAGGTCGACAAACTCAATGTAAGGCAGAAAGCAACCTTTTCAGAGTTAGAGTATAGACGACTTGCTTTCACCACTGGCGATGTTGGATTCACGTCAGCAAGTGCACATATTAGTGATGTTATTCCGATTGACAATACTGGTGTGCCAATCGTAAAGAGTACCATTTACTTCCAATCGGCAAACAAGCAGGTGCTTGTGAACAATGCTTTATTGTCGTATAGCACTACTCCAAATGGAAAGACAATTACTGCTTATCGTTGCTATTTCTTGGCAGATGATGGCGACAGACGTACAAGCAACGATTGGAGGATTGGCGACCAAGCGATGTGTAAGACTTCAAATCTTGTATCACGCACAGAAGGCGGTTCTGCAAACAGATACTATTGGCGTTTGGTGGTAAACAAGGGAACGGAAACTATCAATGGTAAATTATACCACTTCGTAGATCTTTCGAATGTTCGTGGCACGCTTGAGATTACTATTGACGGCACACAATATACTTGTATAGGCTATGATACAAAGGCTGAGAATGACATCCCAAAGGCTGAGGATGACATTATCCAATTAGGAAGTCAGACCGACACCGATAGGCAATACGCTCACATCATCTATGTCTCAGAGGGGAAACGTGTTGACTATGCAGGTATTAATAACTACGACCTTGATTCACACATTATTAATGAGTTTAGCCCTAAAGAGATAACGGTGCGTTCAGACCGTTTCAAGATTATATCCGCAGCAGGTACAGGAGTAAGTGGCTCTTTGGTATGCGACAGAGGAGAATGGGTTAACGGAACTACCGCAGGACACTATGATAGATTTTCTTATAACGGCTCTCTGTGGCTTTGTAATGTTGGGATAGGTAACACTACCACCGAAGCACCAACAGAAAGCAGTAGGATGTGGATAAAGCAGGTGTCACAGAGTGATGTATATAGTCTGGAAGTAACCATTGAAAGTGGAGCAATATATGATTCACAAGGCAGCGTTGTCCTATTGGCAACATACAGAAAGGGGAATGTTGATATATCAGACACTATCACAAGCACATTATGGTCATGGATACGCATAAGCGGTCAAAGTACGGATGCCGAGTGGAATACATCACATAAGGGCGTAGGTAGAAGAATAACAGTATTAGCTTCAGAAGTCGATTCTATGGCTTCATTTGACTGTATAATAGAAGGATAGCATATGGGTACAAAAGCAAGAGGGGGTATCACCCTTTATAACGTAAAAAACGGAAAAGATGCAGAGTATCATCGGTTGCGACCACAGAGCGAGAAAGCTGTTGTCGGGGCTGATAACTCACTGTATATTACACTTTCGTATATCATCGAGCACGTCAATGGTGCGCAAGTGACTACGGAAGCAGGCAGCGCACAAGGATACCATGTCACTGCACGTATGAACAACGGTGTATCTATCGCTATGACAAACGGAGCGGTGAATAGTGGTACTTATAAGTTAACGGACTATTCAAAGGCACAGAACCGCCCCGACTATGTTATCATTGAATTGAGAGATAGTGCCGATAAGGTCGTTGACATTCGTACTGCACAAATAATTATGGAAGCATCTTCTTATGTCGATATAGTAGCTGATTTGCGCACTACGGTATCGCAGCAGGGAGAGAATATCTCAACTATCAAGCAGACTGCCAATAGTGTGTCAGCTACTATTACAAGTCTTAAAAATGGTCTTGAAACTGTAGGTATGCACTTGAATGGTGAGAATAGCACATTTGATGTCATAGCTGATAAATTTAAGGTCGTTACTACAACTGGAATAGTATCTTTCTTTACCGAAGGTGGTAAGCTGAATGCTGATTTAATTAATGCAAAGTCAATAGTAGCTAAGGGTATTAAGGCTCAGACTATCGATGCGGGAGGAGCTACTTTTCAAAATCTCACCGTTACTGGTGATAGTACATTTGAGGGTACACTCAAAGGCACAAGTGGCTCGTTTACTTCGTTAGATTGCCTTGACGGTACTAATAAGGTTGGTGGCATTACATTCGGGACTATGGGAAATAAAGGCTATATGGCTTTTACAGGTGATTTTGGAATGTTGGGCGAAACAACGGGTGACATTCGTAAGCGTT